ACTTACGAAGTTCTTTAATAGATAGCGGTTTGAGCTTTGCTGTTTGCCCATTTTGTAGCTGTATTTCTTCTACGTCATATACTGTTGTTGCCAATTTAATCCTCCTAGGATCTAGTCATAATCATTATACTAAATAGAATCTCCTAATACAAGCAGAAAGCCCCCAATTTCTTGGGGGCCTCCATAATTAATTACTTAATTATACTGCCAATACACGGTCAATAATCTTACCGTACTCTTGTCCTTCGTAGCCGCTCATAGCGGTTGGAAGAAGACGGAATGTTACTGGGAATGTAGTTGGGGCTGATCTTGCCAATGTGAAAGCTGATTGCTGTACTGACAAAACACGACGTGCATAGTATACACGCTCTGTGTTAGATCCTGATGTAGTTGGAGCTTGTCCAACTGCAATTAGTTGACGCTCTGTTGGAGCGATACCAAGAGCACCAGCAGCCAAACCAAGAGTATTTCTCTCGTTGGTTGTTCCTGGTGTACCTGTTTTAATAATTGTGTTATTTTGTGAAATTGATGTGTTGTTAGTTGGATCGTCTGGCTGACCGAAAATAACTAGAACGTTTTCTAGTGTACCTTCTGACATTTCAGTTGCGATCATAACCTCCATCGCTGACTTGAACAGCTTAGCTGTATCAAGCAACTGGTCAACAGTTACTGAATCGAATGTTGGATTGTATGTAATCTGCAAACCGTTGTTTGTAAAACCTACGTTTCTGTAATAGAAAGTACCAGTATCCTTTGCGTTAAGAGTATCTGTGTAAGATACGCCTGTTGCAAATGCTGATGCGTTGGTTGTACCTGGTTCTGAGTTTTCGTATGTAGCGTATCCTGATGTTGTTGAATCAATGTTTGAAATAAACAACGGAGATGCACCTACGAGAATGTTTTTAGCATTACCTGCGTTTTGTGCCATATTGTGTTTCCACCTCCTGGAATTCTTAAAATATTAAGTTGTTAAATTTTAAATCTTAAAATCTTGGCTGGCTAGGCCTTTCCTCTTGGTATAAGTTTATTGTATTTCGGGTAAAAAGGCAAACCCTAGAGGAACCTGCCCTGGCCATTTGTTATTCTAGAATATTTTATCTCTAATATGACCTCTGCCGAGAAAAAGCCTTGAAGCTCTTCTGAGGGGGCTGTTGGGGATATATCAGCCACCCATACGCTATGGAATTTAAATTTATCCGACAGATCGTTCCATTTATTAATATCTCTTGCCGACTCGTCCATCCTTCTAAACTCGTCAGTCATATAGTTTCTAATTTCATTAATCTCTGATATATCGGTTGAGTAAAGGGTAAACAATATTTGCTCACAACAGATAAGCCAGTTATCCTCATAGGACATGCCAATCTTGTCATAAACAATATGCTTTTTCCCGCTCAAGAATTGATTCATTTCGGCTGACTGCTGGACTGGAATGATAGGGACAATATTCTCATTTAGATTATCGCTCCAGTAATCGTTTTCATCAAATATGTTTCTAGTATATAGTTGCTTCCAAAGGTACTTTCTGAGCTCCAGCATTGCATCTAATTTATAGTTTGCTGTCATAGTGCACCTCCAAATGCCAGTGATAATTCTGAATCCGCCTGCGACCTAATAGTATTAGCAGTAAAGCTATATTGAACTTTCTTTATATTTGAAGGAACACTTAGTGCCTTAGTCATACTCGAATTAAATAGTCTCTGAAAACCAGATTTTCTAATTGAAGAGTTGACTAGTTGACCACTAAAGAATCTAGAGTGAGCTAGATTAAATTGATTTGTTGCGGCTGATCCTCCAGGACGTCTTACTGTAACTGAAGCTCCTTTTGGCATAAAGACGGTCTCTCCATTATATTCAAACACTAGTCTTTCTGCATTCTTTGGTCTTATGGTTAGAGGAAGTCCTTTTTCCATTACCTCTGCCTTATTTATAAACATGTGTCTGCGTCGGCTTGTTTCAGATGGAACTAAAGATCTAGATGGCTTAAATTCATAATTTACTCTAAAAGATAATCCGTTTTCAGATATCTTATTTAGCTTAAACAACCTTGAAGACTTGTTTCCAGCCTTATTCCATTCATACACATGATGCAGTGATTTAGGTCTTGTTCTAGCAAGGGCATCTATATACTCACCAAAATCTTTATCTATCTGTTCAAATATAACCGTAGTAAATGCATGCTTAAATTGTTTATTGGTAGTAAGTTTTGATATGACAGAAGCGCTGTAATATACATATGCCGATACTTGTGCCACTGTACTATCCTTTAATACCCCTTTACGGTTTTCATACATAAGTCTCTCAAGACCGCTAGAAGCCTGAACTAGAAGATTACTATTGTCCAATTTGCTGGTTCTCCGATCTCTTCATAGATGAGTTATATGCTATCACACGACCAAATGGGTCTGTGACTGGGGTAGTTCCCATTACCTCAAATACGGTTGGAGTTTCGTTAGGAAAATTTATTTCATGCCAGATAACATTTCCCTCATTGTCTCTAATGTTAGTGACCTTTTCTCGGGGGGTTAGTCTTTCAGATGTTCTAACTTGAATGATTTGATCATTTAAATACTTGTTTGAAAAGATCTGCTTATCGCTAGATCTGGTTGTCGCAGAGTTGCTAATAACACCCTTTGCATGACAGGCTACAGTTTTATAGTAAGACCACTCACGAACAATAGCACCAGTGTCTGCATCTTGAGTTTCGTTTTGCTTATAAACATCTAGATACATAGATAGCACTGAGTCTATCAAGTCGTTCATTAGATAATCTCTACCTTTGTTGTAAGAACATAGTCAGCTAATAGCTTATCCGCATAAGCATTTCCTGTGCCAGTATGTGCTTCTCCAGTATATTCAAAATCCCAGTCAAATGTGGATATCTTCTTTATATACTTATTTCTCCATACAGTGTCCTTATTAAAGTAGTCTTTCATTAATTCAATTGCTGCCAGCTCTACATCGTCTGGAACCTTGTCCCATCCAAATCGCCCTTGAACCTTATAAGGAACTCCAGATTTAAATATACCGCCATCATAATCATGAATTGTTGGAGGAACCATGCCGTTAGCGGTATATACTGTATTGTCCAACATTCCTGCACGATTAATTTTAATTCCGTATCCTGTTTCAGATATTTCTACTGGATAGTTCCAATTATCTATTTGATTAATTGTGTCTAACAGTAAGATGTCCCTAGCATACAGTTTATGTATTGTAGTAATCTTTGCTGGTAGTGGGAGAATGTCTGAATCATATCCATAAACAACATAAAGATCATCATACAAATAAAAACTTTGTCCCGTGTGCTGCTCTATCTGTTTGCGAGCATACTTTTCAGCTGCCTGCAGTTCTTTATATGATCTATAGTTTGGATCAGAAGAATCTGTACTAAACCCTAGATCTTGAGCATGGTTGAAATCAACATATGGTGTTACTACAAAAACCTCATCAGACTTAGCAACGTTTGTGCTTTGAACCTGATACTCCCATTGAAGCCTTAAAGTTTTATTTCTTTGCGTATGGACATAAGGAATATTTACCACATAAGAGCCAGGATTCAACTCATCAAGCTGTGAAGTAAGAGTTGCTATTACTTGAGCTGGATTTATTCCTGGACTTATTGCTGGATCTTTTGTAACATCAAACAGTTTTACAACTGGAAGGGCGTCTGCATTAGATACATCACCGTTCCAAAAAACTTGATGCTTTATTGGCGACTGACTGTTTACATATACCTCTGCCATTTTATAGGCTTAGATTAGTTGTAATACTCCTGGACTTCCTTTGGAGTTGCTAATCTAAAACCCTCCTCCTTGTCAAAAATTTCTTGAGCGTCATCTCTGCTCATTGCTACAAATGGGTGCTCTTTCGTAAAAGTAACTCCCATAATATCATATCTAAAATTATCTCTGGTCATTCTGACCAATACTGTATTTTCTGGTTGTTCCGCTTTTGGATCAAACTTAGGTAGTACCTCTGTATCCATATTTTCTAATTCCTCTTCGATTTGCTTAATGGTCTTGCTATATACAGACCAGGTTACGCCCTCTTCTGCAAGAGCTGCGATTATGTCGGCCTTATTCTTTAAGCCCTGTGTTTCAACTGCAAAATCTTCTGCAATTTTCTTTAGTTCAGATATCTTTAATGTCTCAAATGACACGATAATCTCCTCATTCTACTCAAATCAATTATAGCATTACTAAATTAAAATGAAAAGCCCCCCAAAAATTAATTTAGGGGGCCTTCAATGGGATCTAAATCCTAATAATTAGGAAGCGACCTTAACGTTCTTTACAACGACCCAAGCGTCTGCTTGTTCGATTTGAACGCCAACACGAGTAAACATTGTGTACTCGATTGAGTCCTTACGTGGCCAGAAGAAGCGGTAAACTGTTACGTCACGCTTGATACCAATAACTACGTTATTTGGGAATGTCAAGTGGACGTCACCGTGTGAACCTGATGCTCCTGAGTGATCACCAGTCTGTGCTTCTGGAAGTAGTGGAACTTCAACAATTGGAATACCAAATGCGAATGGTGCCACATATCCTGCTGGACCGCCTAGAGGCTGTACGCCTTGTCCACGGATTACGCTTGAAGCGATATCTTGTGGGTTAGCTGATCCATCTGCACCTAGTAGTGATGCTGTGTATAGATAATCCTGAATCAGGTTTGAACCTGAAAGGAATCTAAGGTCAGAACGACGTTGCTTGTACTTACGTGGCAAAGCCTTAAGTGCTGAGTTGAATACTGCACGGGAGATATTAGCTCCTGCTGCATCAACTACACGACCTGAAGTCTTAGCCTTCTTTACTACACCGTCAAATGCCTTGTACAAGTTATCTGATGAAAGAGCTGTATTTCCGTTAAGAACTACATCCTCAATATCATTACCTGCTTGTGTTGCCATAAGTCTGGCAATATGATCTTCAAGATCAGCACCTTCAATATTGTCTTCTAGAGACTCAGTTGAAAGCTCCCAATCTAGACGAAGCTTCTTAGTTGTAAGAGAGATCTTTGAGAAAGTCACTGCTGCGTTTGCTGCGGTGTCATCTCCTTCAGTTGCGAGCTTCATAAGCTTCTCGCCGACTGACATACGATCAATCTCTGTTGTATCTGCTCTCATGCGGACTGTACGGGCGACCTTACCAATTACGGTTGCGTCGAACATGTAGTCTAGAAAGCGAGCTGATTGTTCTGCGTTAAGCAAACCGCCGTTTCCGTTTTCGGAAGCACGGTGTGTACCTGTTCCACCTGTAGTGGAAGCAAAAGTACCTGTAGCAGTTGTACCTGCTGCAATTGCTTTTTCTAATGTTTCATTGCTCATTTATATTTCACCTACCTTTTTTTAGTTAAAAATTTCGTTTACGGAACCGAGGAAAGAACCGTTCCACTTTGATTTCTTGATTGTTACTTCCTGAGACCCGCCAAGGTCTGAGGACTTCTTAATTGCAGTCTCTGATTCTACTGCGTCGACACGCTTTTCTACACCATCAATCGTGTTCTTGATGTCTTGTACAGCACTTGAAAGTGCTGAGTGTTGCTCTGCCAATTCTGAAATTCGAACATCTACGCTCTTGCTGAAAGTCTCAACTGTATCTTTAATAGCTGTAACTTGTGCGGCATTAGCTTCTGAAGCCTTATTTAGTGTGTCTGAGAAAAAGCCCTTAAGATCGACTAGCATCTTTGCAAAATCAGGTTCATCAACCATAACTTCTGATACGTCGGCTGCTTTTTCTAGAACTTCGGCAGAAGCGTCTGCTACTGCATCTGCAGGAGCTTCTTCAACAGCTGGTGCTTCCTCTACGGGAGCAACTGCTGCTGTGTCTTCTACGGCTGCTTCTGCTACTGCATCTGCAACTACGTTTTCTGTATTATCTGACACTTCTTTACCTCCTTCTATGTCTGCCTGTTTTGCAATTTGTGTTTCAGGCATGGACAATCTTGATTTTTTATGTAAATCAAGAATCTTATCTATTTCTTTTGCTTTGTTAACATCGTTTGACTCTACCCATCCAATTAGTGTTGCAGGCTTTCCTGTAACTGGGGAGTCGTATGATGAATCTGTTGACATAAATACTGAATCACTGTCTGCACAATAAAAAATATTTTCAGTTGCGATCTCTGCTGCCATTCCTTTAAATACTAGCTGACCATTTCTTTTTGAAATAGACAAAATATTGCAGAGCTCGTTTGCTGGTGAGTCAACAATGGAAAGTTCCATCAATGAATAATCTTTAATAAATCTTACACTCTTACCTGTTGCCTTATTGACTTCGTTTTCTGAATCAATAATTTTTCCGCCTATTGAGAATCCTTGAAGAGTTCCGTCTAAAACTTTCTCCCAAGTATCCTGTGCGCCCTTTGAAATATAAGCGTCTACATAAACTCCGTTAAAAAATTCTTTTGTTGCTGAATCATAATATGTCTCTGGTTTAAAAGAAACAACTTTGCCTACTGCAACTGGTTGATGCATCTCACGAAGATTTCCACGGAAATTTTCAAATGCTTTCAAGCTTGCTTCAGCCGTAACAACATCTCCAGTTTGGTCAACATTGTCTAATGTTGCAAATCCCGAAACTGTTCTTTTTTCACGATTAACTTTGGTGAATGGGATCGACAGTGTAATGTCGTCGCCATTAGAAGACCAAAGAGATTTCTCAATATTCATATGCTTAATTATATTTATCTATACATAAAAAGGCAAATACTGGTTGAGCAGGGTTAGTCGACTTGTCTTCCATCTCCCTGAGCATTTCGGCCTTCCCCCGACATATCGGGTGAATTTGCTGATCTTTCGGAATCTCTAGTTCTAGTCTTTCCTGCCTGTGCCCTTGCTTCAGCCTGTTGTTGTGGCTTTAATTCGACCACTTTATCCCCGCCGTCAAGCGGAACCATGCCCATTCTAATTCTAACTTCATTTGGAGTAATTACCTGCATTCTTAAATATCTCTCGTCTATCTTAGATTGGGTATCCTCATCGGTCAATGTGAGCTCATTAAATTTAAGTAATAGAGCATCTGTCATTTCCTCAATTATTTTATTTAATTTCTTTTCCAAATTCATTTGAGCTGGACGACAAACTTGCTCTCTAAATGTCTTATCGGCATCTCTTGCTACCGCTAAATTAACTCCTTCTGGAGTTCCAATTTTATTAATTGGCACACGGTGAGATAATAGAATTTCGTCTCTGTTAGATTTACGATACACATTAAATGAAGACTCTTGAGTTCCTGCCTCAATTGGCTCCATCTTAAATTCAACCTTGGCATCTGGTGAATCTGGTGGAAGCGGAATATATAGAGATCTATGGTTTTTTCCTCTTAGTCCTACCTGGAAGAATTCTAGCAACTTACGCTCAGACTCTGTAGATAGCTTAGCGCCCTTTACTGTGATAATGTATCTTGGAACCGCCTTGTTTTCAAAGTAGTCTAGGTTGTACTTGCCAGCAAACTCGTTTCCAGCCATAGCATTTGAAGACGCTACAATATCTGGAATGCCATAATAGTTATTTGTTGGTGTATATTTCTTTAGGTGAATAATTTCATTTGGACGCTCTAGTCCGCCATCGATTGGATTGTCTGTTTCTTGATCTCCGAAGTTACGGAAGAATACAGCCTTTCCATAAAGCAGTTGAATAAAGCCGTCACGCAAGCGGCGCACACGCATAGTCTTTGCTGGTATATGTCCAATATATCCAATTTTCCCAGCAGAGGTTCTACCAATTTCAAGGTATCCGTTTCCAGTAGCCTCTACATCTGTGTAGGCCTTAATTAAAGTTTCTGTAAATGTTTCTTCTTCGTTACATTCCTCTAGCCAATCATAAAGATCTTGACGTAGTCTATTCAGTTTTCTACGTGCTCTATCTAACTGCTTATCATCTGTAATGTTATCGAATGCTTCTTGTGTCTTTCTTGTCTCAACAAAATCGTGTCCAAGACCTACAATGTTAGAAACCTTTGCATTAATTGCTGCATAGTTATATGGGGAAATTTCGTAAATGGTAGAAAGATAATCTAAGTTATATGGTGGCTCAATAAGGTCAAACATTGCATAGCCAGTAATGGCTTGTGCAAGTAGGTTTTGTTGTGTTTCTGTTCCTTCGATTCCCTGGAATCTTTTTTGTAGTTCTCTATTCATCTTTCGGCGGAATGATGAGCCTAGACCTGAAACCTTAGTTAAATCTTCGCCTTCAATCTTAAACGGATCTGTTGTTGTTGACTCTACTGGAGTATTAAATTTCATCCAGTCCGCAACGTTAGATATACTAACCTCATTAGAGTTATCTTCTTCTTCGTATCTAATCATTATTGCCCCTCTGCTCTTATGCCTTTAAGCTCATCTTTATAGTTTCCAATATCCAAAGGATCTGGGACTAATCCCCACTTGAGTCTTTGGTGTTGTTCTTCAAATTCTTCATCGGTAATTTTTCGTCTTGCTGAAAGAAATTTAGGCCCGCCCTCATATATACCATATGAGCGAACTTCTCTAGCCAAAGCATCGATTCTGGATCTATTTCCTTTTTTGGACGTGACTGAAAGAAAGTTGCCATCGTCATCTCCTATCCAGCGTCCGTCTGGCATTTCCCAAACGTAGATCCCTAGTGGGGATTCCTCTATGATCTGCTGCTTTATACCTTTAATTTCCATAGGCTTTTATTTTACCATTGTTTATAGATTAAGTCCAGCTTTTTGTCAATGGAAGTGACAAATTATACGCTTTGTAGCACAACCCAGTCATCATTATAAGATTCAACGGCATTTTCTGTCAGGTTAAATGACGTTTCCGTGATCGAAGATGCTGGCCTTCCAGTATAAATCTTAAAATGTGTATTTACTAAGGACTGAGTTAACTCCTTTTCGTATATAGCCACATTCTTATATAGGTTACTTGGACCCCCAGTAGTCTCATAATTAAATTTAATTAAACCAGTTACTGGCTGGGTAAATACAATTACAATATGATGAGGCTCCTCAGCGTTTAAATAATTAGATATATTCGTTTGATTAGATACGTCTACGCCATTTACATATATCTTGGCTATATTGGCCTTAGAGACCGCTCCAGAGCCGTTCCAGGCCAGTCTGGTGGTAGAAGGGTCGGAAGCGTAGATAAGGGTGTTAGAAGCCAACGTAAGGGGCGTAAAGAACATCTCTAGGGACTTAACAGAACTTAATGTATTTAAATCAAATCCAGCTCCATTTGTTGTCCTTAATCCATTATTATAATTTCTAGATAAGACAGGATAATTTATCGATCCAAGGGCATAGTCTGACGATGAGGTTATTTTATCCCCTGAATTATTTGCAAATAGGGTCTTGTCTCTATAAAATGAAATTTTAAAAAATGATAGTCTTGGATAATATTTGCTTGTGTCTGAGCTGGTCATGGTTATTCTAATATATAGTTTTCCGCTATTGCTAAAGGAACCTCTTTTATATTGTGGGATTGCCGCTCCATTTGTGCAGGGAAGGAAAGTAATATTATCTATGCTTGTTTCTACCGCCACCCCAATATCGTCTCGCCACTCGACTTTAGATGTTGATAGGTCTAATTCAGTCGGAATTGCAACAAAATCATTTACCACAAAGGTTCTTGCTTGTACTGCATCTGTTTCTGTAAAACCTATATATTGATCTTCAATATCATAATATGTGTAATCATCTAACAAGTCTACCCATCGCTTATCTTGTGGATAAGAATATGTAAAAGAAACTTTTTTGTTAGCATCTGTTAAAGCAAAGAGTGTGCCCTGTTCTGGATAAACTACTTGAATTGCTGGATATGAAACTACTCCTGATAGATAGTGTCTTTTTATAGATTGTGCTGGCAGAGTGTATCTATATACTGCTGGAGCATCTACAATAAATGTATCTCCAGAAACTGTAGTAGGCCCAATCTGTAGGAATAAAGATGTATTTGTAAATTTAAAAGACTCTAGGTCTTTGCTTATTGCTGGTTCTCCATCTATATACAAAGATATAGACTTGGAGTTATATGTGCCTACAACGTGATGAGTTCTTTTTGAATATCTTACACGGTATCTAATTTCTTCCGTTGCTGATACCTTAAATATAACATCGCCGTTTTCCCAGAATATGCCGATATTATTTGTTGTGTCTCCAAATATTCTAACTACTGAATTTGATTCTATGGAAGGGCTAAACCAGACTTCCATTGTAAAGTCGCTATCAGCATTATATTTAGTACCAAAAGCTGACTCTACGATTTTTGAATAGTAGTCTTTTGTTATTGGAACTGTTATATATGCAGTAGTTGTTATATTTGTTCCTGATATCCCGCCTGAAACTAAAGGTAATATATTTGATACTGGAGAGCCTACATATGTAGCATTATTTCCACAGCCCGATTTATCTGATGCTGTTGTGCCAGAAGACTCATCAAGTGGCCAGAAGCCAAGCGGGTAGTCTTTGATTACTTTTAGTTGGTAGCTCATAATTTTATTATACTATTAAAATGTAATTGTGCCAGTGCCTGCTGTGAACCGATAAACTCTATATCCTGCACGTGTTGGTTGATCATAGGTTAATCCACCAGATATTGTAGGGGCTACAACGTTATCTGGGTAAGCAATAATAATTACTCCATCGCTACCAGTTCCACCAATATAACTTGGCTGGTCGTTATCTCCACCGCCTCCGCCGCCGCCTGAACCACGGTTTGCAGGGCTTGCATTGCTTCCATTTCCAGTACCGACTGTACCATTTCCTCCAATACCACTTCCACCAATGCCTGCTGTATAATTACTTCTTACGCCACCTCCACCTCCAGCTGCATAAAATAATGAAGTTCCAGTAATTGAATTTGCTGTTCCAGCTCCTCCGTTGCCACCAAAACCTTGCGCTGGTGTGCTAGGAGTTCCTGCTGATCCTCCACCGCCACCTCCGCCAAAAGAAAGGTTATTGCCGCCAGCATTTTCTGATGATCCACCAGCGTTACCTTGTCCAGATACTCCAGTTCCAGGTGATATAATGTAGTTTCCTCCACCGCCCGAACCTCCACTAGCATTACTGCTAGTTCCACCACTTTGATTGCTTACGCCGCCTCCGCCGCCAAGTGCTGTTATTGTTGTAAATCCGCTACCAGAAATAATAGAATTTGTTCCTTTATTTCCAGTCGTTGGCGTAGTGTGTCCCCCAGTGCGAGTTAACCCAGTTCCACCAGTACCAATAGTTAGTGTATAAGCTGTTCCAGGAACAAATGATGTTGATGCATTATATAAATATCCACCAGCTCCTCCACCGCCTCCGCCAGTTGTATTACCGTTAGAGCCACCGCCGCCTCCGCCTGCAACCACTAATGTTTCTGCTGTTGAAATAGCAAGGAATGTGTTTGATGTAATGCTAAATGTTCTTGGTATTGTATTTACTCCATCACTTGCATTAATTGTAAAGGTATATGTTGTATTAGAAGCAATATCTGGAAGAGTTCCTGAAATTACTCCAGTTGAAGAATTTAATGTAACTCCTGAAGGTAATGATGAACCTGACGCAAGTGCATATGTAACCGTAGAGTCTGAATCTGTGGAAGATAATGCTGATAAAGTAATGCTGACCTGCTCTGTAAATGTTCCTAACGATCCACTTGAAGTAACCCATATTGGACTAGCATTTACATATAATGCATCTGGAATTAATCCAAATAAATTTGAAGGGTTTGTTACTTTAATATCATAAGGCTCATTGGCATTTGATAATCCTGTGAACACTGCTGTTAATTGTACTAGTGAATTATAAGTTGTAGATTGTGCTTGAACCTCAACGCCATTTGTGCCAATTGCTGATGCAATTGCACCTGTAGCAAAATTAGTACCTACAATTGTAATGGTTCCTGAATTTGTTGCTTCAGAATAATTTCCTGTAATTGAAGCCACTCCTGGAACCTCTTGAATAATATTTTGCCAGCCAGAAGACTGTGTGTACAACTCTAATCTGGAAGCTTCACCATTTGAGTATAATTGGCCTAGTCCTGGATTAGCAGGACGCCCTGCAGTATTACCAAACGGAATACCTGAACCTGATGATTTCTTAATAGCCATTATATGAAACTCCATCCTAGCGTTGTGCCTGTATAAATTAGTGTAGTTACTGATTGATTTACATCTATTATAGCATCTTCTGTTAATCCATTAATCTTATTGCCGTTTCTTGCTACGGTTATATTATTTGTTCCCGCCGATCCTGTTGCATCAAAGATAATAATTTCTTGGCCAAGTGTTGGGCTTGCAGGAAGTGTTAATGTTCTTGCTGCTGTTGTATCTACAAAGTATCTGCGTCCCGCAACTAATGTTGTGTTTGCAGAGATTGCTAGGTTTACCTCTTGCTTATATGAACCAAGGGCGGAATTAAGGGCAGCGGTATCTACATAGTCTCCTGGAAGGGCTGCTTGAACTCCAACCTCAACCCATTCAGTTCCGCTCCATACTCTTATTACTTTAGCCATTTATAATCTCCCAACTTAACAAATCTTCATTCCATGAATACACTTCCCCATCATTTGGCATAGGTTCTGGTGCCTGCCAATCATGATTACTATCTAAAGACCAGGAAGGGTAAGGCTGTGGGGCAATAAAAACATCTGCTTCTGCATTATAAAAAAATCCTACTCCACAATATTGTTTTCTAAAATTTCCATTATATGACGTTTGCTTCCAGTTAGAATATCCGCCTGACCATTCAGTTAAAAATTGAATTCCAGATGCTTCTTCATTATTGCTATCAAGCACTTCGTTATTTACAACATGAACTTCAAGTACAATGTTGTTGTCATCTAGTTTTGCAAAATGTGCCATTAGAAAGTTATGCTCCCGTTTCCTGTAAATTTATAAATATAGTAAGATCCTGAAGTTGTCGCAACTGGAGAACCTGTTGTAGATACCGCTGCTTGTAAAGCACGAAGTATTACTACTCCTGAGCCACCAGAACCTCCGTCGGGTTCGTGAGAGTCTCCCCCACCGCCGCCTCCGCCACCTAAATTATCAGTACCATTTCCACCAGCGTTTTGGCCAGAAGCACCATTACCACCGCCGCCTGATCCGCCACTTGAACCATTACTATTCCAACTTCCTCCACCACCACCTGCGTAGGTAATTGATGAGCCTGTAATAGAAACGGCTAGACCATTTCCGCCACTTGTTGGTGTACTTCCATTAGTAGTATTTACGCCAGCAGAGCCTGCTCCACCGCCACCTGGAGAAGACAATCCATCACCTGTAGTTCCAGCATCATAACCTTGCCCAGCAGTTCCTAATCCATTAAATGCACCAGAACGATTTCCTCTTGCAGCACCACCACAACCACCAGTTGTTCCGTTATTCTGGCTGCCATTACCACCGCTACCACCTGCTCCGCCACCAAGGGATGTTACTGTTGTTATTCCAGAACCGCTAATTGATGAATTTACACCGTTGCTTCCTTTTACACCACTATTAAGTGCACCAGGACCTCCTGCACCAACATTTATGGTATACACACTACCAGGAGTAATCTGTAAAGCAGATTCTAAAGTTGCATTTCTTCCAGTTGCTGTAACTGTAGAACGCAAACCTCCAGCACCTCCGCCTCCGCCATTTTCAGCACCTCCACCGCCTCCGCCTGCAACAACTAGATAATCAACGGTTATGCTACTTGATGGTGTAGCGCTGTTACTTGCGCTTGATAATTGTGACATTCCATTAGCATTAATTGCTGCAACTTTAAATGTATATGCTGTTCCATCTGTTACAGATATTCCAGCTGAAGTTTGATTTGGAACGGTTGTTGGATTTTGTGGAACTCCATTAATAAGAGGATAAACTGAATATCCAGTAATTGCAGATCCACCAGTTGCTCCTGGTGTCCAAGAAACTGTTACAGTATTACTTCCAGCCACCGCAGTTCCAATTGTTGGAGCTTGAGGAACGGTTGTAACTGTTACTGTAGATGATGTAACTGGAGTAGATGATCCATAAAGATTTGTTGATGTTGCTGTAAAAGTATATTGTGTTGAAGACTGAAGTCCGTCAAATATTGCGTATGCTGTATTTGCTGTATATGTTGTAGTAGTTGGTGTTGATGTAATTGTATAAGTTCTTCCAGGAACTGCAGGGAATCCAAGATCTACCTCTACCGCTCCATTATTAAATGCTCTTCCAGTTCCAACATTTGTTGGCGTGACTACAAGATTAGATGGATTTGCTCCGACTTTTTCCCATCCATAAGTAGAATTATAAATTTCCATATACCCAGTAGATGTATTTGAATATACATCACCAGTAGAAGATAAAAAGTTTACTGGTCTTTGAGCTGTTGTACCAGAAGGTACTCCTTTATTTAATAATACAAAATCTTGTGTTGCAAGGCTGGCTGTATTAGCTATTCCGTGTACAGAAGTAGTAGCACTATTATGTGATGTTATTGCCGCCGCTGTTTCAGTATCAGTAGCTAAGCTATTTGCCGCTGTTAGTATATTTGCTATATCTCTAATTCTAGACATACTGAGTGCCGTTCCATACTTGTCCAGCTCTTACTCTTCCATCTGCAAAACCACCTTTGGGAGAGTTGATAGAATAGATAGAAGCTCCAACTCTCCATGCTCCCGTGTACGCAGTACTCCACTCTTTAACTAGACCACTGTTTTTTCTATAAGCCTTCACATCACCATTTGCATAAACCGAAATAACAAAAGTTTCTCCGTTGGTCCATGGGACTCCCGCAGATCCGTCTGATGTTGGGTCAAACCACGATAGGCCGTCAGTTCTATATGGATATAGCGTGTAAAATGCTCGATATCCTTGAGCATCAGTCCTTGGAATATCAGATGTTTTTCCAACACCAATCATTTTATAAGAGTTTCCATCATCACCACCATTAGAAGCTGCTTGAGCACTCCATTCAAACGAGAATGGTCCGTAGATATCAGTATTGTTATACACATTATGAGCCCATGATTCATTATTGCTTGTTTTATAAACAGAAGATGTTGTAGTTCCATTTCCTGTTATAGAATAACTTGCTCCTCCAGCAGTAGTCCATGTAAGTGGAATAAATCCTGAAATAAGTAGTGTGAATGCTTTATTTGTATAATTTCCACTAGAATCTGTTGCTCTTATTACAATAGAGTAGTTTGTTCCTGCGGTATCGTTTGAAGTTCCAGATATTAATCCACTAGATGATAAAGAAATTCCAGTAGGAAATGATCCAGATATTAATGAATATGTAATAGAGTTATCATCAGAAGCAGATAGCTGATTTGAGTATGCAACACCTGAATTTGCTGAAGAAAGTGTAGCTCCAGTATTCCACACTGGATTTAATGAGAATAGTCTGAATGTTCTATCTACAGTGTTGCCACCTGTGTCTACTGCTCTTACTAATAAATTAGTTGTATTAAAATCTGCGCCTGTATACGTACCAGATATAACTCCAGTCTCATTGTTTAATGTAATTCCTGCAGGCAATGTTCCAGAAATAATAGAGTAATCAATATCTGTTCCTTCTGTATCTGTTGCTACAAGTGTTGTCGTGTATGCAATATTCTTTGCAATTTCTGGAAGAGTTGTACCTGTTGTCCAGTTGGGCGTGGTTCCTGCCGTAATAGCATTATTTAAAATGTGAAGGCTAGATCCTGTTGGTCTTGTAACCCCTGGATTTTCTACTACAACCTTATATGTGCCAAGCTGTGTTGAAAATGTATCTGGTCTAGTTACTATTAATTGAGAGCTAGACGATCTAACAATTGACTTTGCTGGTATCTCAACACTATCTGAGCCTACAAAATATACTGCAACATTTGAAGCAAAGTTTCCACCTACAAGTGTAGTAGTGTCATCAATTGAGTTTAATGCTGTTGGAGTAACCGATGTAATAAATGCTCCCGCCGTTACTTGTGATGTAGTATTAGTTGCTGTAAATGTTGTTTTGTAGCTAAATGATAATAGGTCTCCAGAAGATCCTCCTACAACAACAATTTTATTAAAGTTTCCTGTTGCATTTAAAGATGGAGACTTTGTATATCCAACTTGATTGCCCGCTGTGTCATAGACATAAATATCATAAGATGAGTCCAGTAAAGCTGAAGCAATTGTATATGCCCCTGCAAAATACTCTTTTGTAAATGTAGCAGTAGTTACTGGCCCAGCCAATGTTACGTTAAAGTCATTTGCACCTGTTGCTGGAAGCCAGCCTGATGCTGTGTAAATCTCCTGTACGCCAAGCGTACCATTAAAATAGGTTTGCCCAATTACTGGATTAGCAGGTCTTGTTTCAGATGTACCAAATGGGGTACCGACCATTGTAGACATTCTAATATCAGTCATTATCCCACCTTCCATCCATAAGTAGAGCCAGTATAAAGCAGTGTAGTCCAGGCACCATTCATATCTATAATCAAGTTTCCAGTTCCGCCGTTGATCTTATTACCATTTCGGGCCACTGTTATATTATACGTCGAAGCGTTTCCAGATGCATCTAGTATTTGAATTTCATCATTTAATGCTGGTGTTGCTGGTAAGGTCAAAGTAAGGGCAGATGCTGATGTTACGAAATACCTCTTCTTAGCCACCAATGTAGTATTTGCTGAAATAGACAATGGGGCAACTGAAGTATTTGCAGCCAAGAGAGCATTTGTCTCTGCCTGAGTATATGTAGATACTGAATTAGCTCCAGTTACTGAAACTATTTCTACTATATCTGATACTGCCGCCGCAGATGTAAGGGTTACTGTATTTCCGCCTGATGTTGTATAGTCTGAAGTCTTTAGAAGCAGAAGACCATTAAAGAATACCTGCTCAAATCCATCGATGAATGGGAGGTCGGTAGTAAACACTGTTTGTCCTGCTGTTGCAGTAATTGATTTGCGGCGAATAATATTAGAGTCAAATGTAGTTACATCCTGATCTGAATCAATCCAAATTTGACCGACGGCAGGAGATGATGGAGCAGATGTTTGATATACCGCTCCTGGTTGTACGCTACTTGTAATTTCTGTTTTAACAAATGCTGTAGTTGCAAGTTGTGTTGTATTGGTTCCCGCCGTTGCTGTAGGTGCTGTAGGAGTTCCTGTAAGGGCTGGAGAAGCCAGTGGTGCCTTAAGGGCTATACTATTAGTTACAGTGGTAGAGAAGCTAGCATCGTTTCCTAGCGCTGTTGCAAGTTCATTTAATGTATCTAGGGCTGCTGGAGCGGAATTAACTAAGTCCGCTAATTCTGTTTGAACATAAGCTGTAGTAGCAACTTGATTGGTATTAGTATTTGCTGCTGGAGTAATTGTAAACATAGCTCCAGTTGAATCAACTTTAGATAAAACTGTTCCTGCAGCATTTTGCCACTCTTGAAGATTAGCGGTTTGTGATGCTGCGGCTTTAATAATATGGCCAACAACATTAGTAACAGTTAGATTTTGTTTAATTTGACCATTTACAAATAATTCAATAGGGCTAACATAAGAGGTGCTATAAGTAGCAGTATGTGGTCTAATTCCAACACGACCATTACTTGCGTTATTGTCTGCTGTAATTACAGTTGTATAGTCATCTATACCTAGTGTATAGTTCCCTCCATATAGATTTATTTTTGCTCCAATAGAGTTTGCAAAAGATAAAAGTTTTCCTCCTGCAAGCGCTATAGTGCCCGTGCTATCAATAGCAGCCAATACGGTACCAGAACTATTCTGCCATTCTTGAAGGTTAGCAGTTTGGGAGGCCGCAGCACGTGTAACATTAACGGGGATAGAAGGCACATTGCTTGTAAAAGAATGGAAACCACCGAGGCTTGTTATCGTTCCCCCACGTACGCTTCCAGATGAAAACATACCAGGGGCTGTGACATCCCCAAACGAGTTTACGCTTGTAAGCACAGTACCCGCACTATTCTGCCACTCTGTTAAATTACCTGTTTGACTTGCGGCACCTTTAATTGTTACGGGTCTATTAGAAGCACCATAAGGCAAGAACATAAATCCTTGTACTGGTTGCCATTCCATTACCGCACTGGTCTGGTTTTTTATTTTCCATATGTTACTAGAACCAGCACCTATATTTAAACTTCCTGTTGAATCTATACCCAGTAAGACACCACCAGAAGAGTTTTGCCATTCTTGAAGATCAGCAGTTTGTGATGCTGCGCCACGGACTACTACAGGACTTACTGAAGGGGTAAATGTTGTGGCATTCAAATATCCTAAAGTTCCTGTTGTCATCTTTCCGCCTGAATAAGATGTAGAGATTACTCCTTCGGTTGCTGTTAATCCTCCAGATGCATTAAAAAATGTTATGGCAGTTCCACTTGAATTTTGAAATTCCATAAGATTGGCAGTTTGAGAGGATGCAGCTTTAATAGCTAATGGCTTTACTGATGCAGAAGATGCAGTAATTGTATCTCCGCCTGCTTTTGAAACCTTATTGCCAATTGATGTAGCCGTTGTCGTTGCAAAATTTGCATCATTTCCAAGAGCTGTGGCTAATTCATTTAATGTATCTAATGTGGATGGAGCAGAGCTAACAAGGTTAGTTATTGCCGTTGAAACATCTGTTGTAAGAGCCAATGTTCCGCTGGCATTTGGAAGAGTTACTGTAATATCTGATGTTACATCTGGAGCCTGTAAAGTTAATTCATGGGCATCGGCTGTTGCCCCTTCAATAATAATTTTATTTTCTGGAACTATTAGGTTTCCGTCTGCATTTAATTCGGCAGGGCCAGAAGGTTGTCCCAGTACGCTTAATGGGATAAAGTCCCCTGCGCTATTTTGAATATCTGATTCCAGCTGTGCAATTTTATATGCATGGGAAGTTGTTACTGTTGAGCCATCAACTCCGACTTTAGCCTCTAAGGCCTCTATGGCGTCATTTGCGTTTGCGTGTTGTGCGGCATGTGAAGGGCTATTTAACTGGTCCGTTGTTGCGGGATTAGTTAATGAGTCTAATGATGTTGGAAAATTAGTAGCCATATATCAATATTATACCAGCCTTACCATTAAGAAACAGGCCCTAGATTTCTCTAGGGCCCGCTCCGTTATTTAATTTTTTATGCTCTTTGTGCTAATGGACTTAGTTTGAGAGATTCATCAGATAGAGCATCTAGTAAAGATGTTCCAAATGCTTGTGCATTTTCTGCGCTATCAAACGGTCCAGATTGATCAACAATCACTCCGTCACCATATGTGGTAACAACAAGATCTTCGGAGATCTCTTGAGTGTATTCATCAAAAGAAACTGATGCTTCTACTGCCTCAATTGGTTCGCTTGGTGCGATATAACCAATTTCTGGAGTATCTAGTACCTCTGTGTCTTCTACGTTTTCTGTCATTTTGTCTCCTTTATAGCTTCGCTAAGTCTACTGCTGGAACTTCATAAATTCCGAAGTATCCTGCATTTGATGTTCTTGGCTGTGTGCCTTGATCTTGGTCACAGTATCCAACTGCTAGGAAGATATTTCCTGCTTGTACGAATTTAGAGAATGGATATGCTCTAAGTGTTTGTCTAGTAAAGTATCCTCTTGCGGTTGGCAAGTTCATACCGTTTCTAAACTGTACGTATCCGTGTGATCCTCCACCGTAGCCACCACCGTCTACACCTTGTGATGAATCTCCACGTCGTGCAGTTCTACCAATGAATGCCATTGGGATATCTCCGAATACTTGAACTACTGGGACCATTGCATTGTTAAACGCATGCTGTCTTTCTCCAGGAATTGTACCGAAGTTTGCTCCTTCTGAACGGCCCATTGCGTTGAACTGATCGGTGGTGCTTGCTGTTGATTCAACAGCATTCCACAAGAATCCGCTATCGGTCTTGTTATAAATTCTACCGTTCATTCCATAGTGGTGTGACCATGATTGAAGGTTGTTTGATATTGTAAGGTTAATTACTGAGTTAGATGAATTTGTACCATTTCCCATTGATGCAATTGCTACACCATTGTTATAGTCAAATATGAAGTCATCTCCCATTTGAGTAGATGTTGAAGTAAAGGTATAAGTTGAGTTACCCCAGACTGTTCCTCTGTCTCCAATCATTGACATGTAGTCTCCTGGGTTACCATCGATAGCTCTCCAGTTTGCCCCATTATCTGCTGAGTGGTAAAGAGTTTGTGTTCTTGTCCATCCACCAATCCACTTTTCTCCTACCCATTTAATAAACTTAGGTGAGAAATCTTGAGAGTTAGGGTTAGTAGCTCCTGGAACACCATTGCTGTTCCAAGATATCTGTGTCCAAGTTGTTGACTGACCAGCAGCCTTGTTTGGAACTCCAGATGTTCTATAGAAGTTTCTATTGTCTGTTGAAATACAAACATAAATATCATTTCCATACTCTACAGTAATTGGAACATGTGATCCTACGTTAAACTCTGATAGCCATGTCTCTCCATCAAGTGATGTGTATACAGTTCCGTTGTTTGCTCCCATGAACCAAACACCGTTAATAATTTTAAGGAATGCAATTTGCATTTTTGTTCCTGTACCAGTTGACGGTCCAGAACCAATTCCAAGATTTGCACCCGCTCCTGTTGGATCGGAATTTATTCTAGCTGAGAACCAAGTCTTTCCATTGTCAAGAGACTCTAGAAGATGGAATCCACCAAATAGTCTCTTTTGACCAAGGAATGCTAGGAGTTTATTTGTACCCTTTGCAATCATTTCAAGGTTTCCGTAACCTACAGGAAGCGCTGTCATTTGCCATGAATCTGGATTAGATGCATTGTCCTGTCTAATTTTACCAAAGTTTACAATTCTTGAGTCAAGGTTTGTAAATGATGTTGATGTTGTAAACTGAAGAATTTGATCTCCGCTGTTATAGGTCATCAAAGCAACCTTAGTTTGTCCATCTGTTCCTAGAGGAATAGTCTGGTTTTGACTGTTATTCATATCAGAACCATTAGGTCCAAAGTAGTTAGTTGAGTATGTGACTGAAGTTGCGTTAAATGTATTTCCTGTTGCTGACCACCATGTGCTTGTGGCTCCAGCTGAAGCGGCAATCCATTGTGATGTTGAAGCTGCCCAAACAACTCTATGTAGTTCTGGAGATCCAGAAACCTGTGTTTTAGCGTCCCAGAAAACTCCATCTGTAGAGGTAGAAAATCTTCCATTTCCACCAACAGATAAAATAATTGTTCCGTTATATGCTAAATCATAAACTGTTGAGCTTCCATCAACTGTGGTGTGTGTACCGAATCCAGTTGTGACTGCAGTCCATGCTAATGGTGTATTGTTAGTTGAATAAGCCATACGACCATTTGTTCCAGCCATAACCCATCTATTAGCTGATCCTGCTGCATATGTTAGCGCATAAATATCATGAATTGATGAGAATGCTGAGTTGTTGGAAAGTGTCCAGCTAATACCATTTGTAGAATATGCAAACTTTCCGTTATTTGCAACAGCTACATAGTAGCCATTTCCAAAACGTACTTTGTTAATGTATGAACCACCGAATGGTGACGTTCTTTCTGTCCATGTGTGTTGATTAGTTCCAGTAAAAATACGGCCTAATCTTGTAACTGCTACCCATTGTCCACCTGCATAAATTGCATCTGATACATAATCCATATAATATCTTCCCTGATTAATTGGGAGAGGACCTTTTCCAGAAAACCATTCAGTTCCATTGTGTGACCAAGCGTGAGCACCCTTTGTTCCAAACATAATCCAAGTATCGTTGCCGTAAGCAATTGCTGTTGCATTACGTCCTGCGTAGTTTGTTGTATCTGTTCCAGTTGCGGTAATTCCACCACCTGCAAAAGATGTTTCTGTAATGTATCCTAAACCTGCTGGTACTGCGGTTGTTAAACCAGTTGCAGATGTTGTTGAAGATAATCTAGTAATCGCCATTTTTAGTTAATCTCCGTTCCAAACAGTGTGATTGAAACTCCACCAGTTAGAGAGAAAACTGTTACAACATCGCCTGTTCCCAATGCTGATGTTGCATTTCTTAGTGTTGCTCCTATCGTAATTGCTATAGAATCGTTTGCTGCTAGAGCTGAATCGTATACGATGTAGTGCTTTGTAGCTAATGATTCTGCTGCAGGTCTAATTGCAACTCTATATGTTGCTTGTGCAGATGTTGTGTTTGAAATTGAAATTGTTGAAACAATTGCTTGTGTATTTCCAGGCACTTGATACAGATCTGTATTAGTTGCCACTGATGGGGCTGTTTGCCCTAAAACTTTATATGTTGTTGCCATTTTCTTATACTCCTATTAGTAGCATCGGATTAAACGCAATTCTGCTTTCAATGTCAGAAACTGCGGCTGTCCTTGCTGTATTTACTAGATTAACGTTTGTTGTTCCAGTTGAATTAATTGTGGTCACATTAGCTGCTGTTGCGGCAACGATATCGTTGACACCCAACATGGATCCCAATGTTTCCAATGCTTTTGCAATAAAAACTAAGTCTTGTGCACTATAGTTAGATGCTGCTAAGCTTGAGTCGATTTCATTTTTTACTGCGGTTATTTGTGTCGATAGACTGTCGTAACTTGGCATTTTATATTGTTCCTCCTACGAAATTAATTCCTGTGATATCTTGCATGTATCTCAACAAACCGAATCCAGAGATGTTTCCAGAATCAATAGTAACATTAGTCCTATTATTGGTCAAGTCATCTGAGACTGTTGCCCCGATGAAGTTTAATACTGGTCTTTTGATTTGAGTAGTTCCATTTGAGGCAATTATTCCGTTAGACTGGGTCTGCCAAGATGATGTGGTTCCGTCGGTAAAGAGGAACTTATCGGCATTTCCTGTCTGAGACGGAATGGTACCTGCAATTGTGAGGGTTCCACCCAATGAGACCGATGCTCCGTTAATACTGATTGAGCTATTAGTAAGAGCGCTGTTTGGGATATTTGTGAGAGTGTTTGATGCTCCAGAAATTGTTTTATTTGTTAAAGTTTCTGACCCAGTAAGCGATGCTTTTGTAGCCAGAGTTGTTGATAGATTTGATGCAAAGTTCGCATCATCGTTTAAAGCTGCAGCAAGTTCATTAAGTGTGTTTAATGCTCCTGGTGCTAAATCAATAACATTATTAACTGCTGTTGCAACAGAGTTTGTTACATAGGCAGTAGTTGCTATTTGTGTTGTATTTGTCCCAGCTGGCGCTGTTGGCGCAGTTGGAATTCCAGTAAGTGCTGCGTTTGCTAAAATACCGCTTGAAGCATTTTGAATATCTGTAAGCGTTTGTGAAGCAAGGGCACTGATTTGATTGAATTGATAGTTTCCTTCTGAAACTACTCTTCCAAGTCCTAGATTGGTTGTTGCCGTCTCAAGGGCTTTCATCTGAAGAAGAAGTTCTTTTGTGTCTACATTTACTACTGCAACACCTGTTGCGCCAGTTACTGCCGTTCCAGTTGCTGCATTTGTAACAGTAAACTGTGTAGTTGTAGCTGAAGCAATAGTAACGTTTGACAGATTAAAAGCCGCTGTTGATAGTCCAGTAATGCTTACTACTTGACCAGCAGAGAATCTATTTCCTGCTGTATAAGTTACTGTAGTTCCGTTAGCGGATGCAGCAGTTACTGTTGCAGTTAGTCCTTCTATTTTTGATTTTATTACTGACTCTAGATTTGTATAGTTAAGTGTCATTTATTTCTCCTTATAGTCCTGCCAGCGCTAGAACTTCAACATCTGATAGCTGACTTGAGGTCGCAAAAGACGAGGTGTTTATTGCTGTTGTTTGAATTGTATTATCTGCAAATTTAATTCCTGCACCCGCAGGTGAGGTTGGTACTAATATGTTTCCATTAGCGTCAGTTTCTGCAACTCCAGAAGCTACTCCTAAAGCCGCAAGCGGAATATAGTCTCCAAGACTATTTCCAACACTATCTAATTGATCTTGTATGTTTGATACGACTCCATCTAAATATCCAATTTCGGTGGCAGTAATAGACTTTACGTTATTTTGTGTTATAGAAAAGCTACCTGGTCCGCTATACCCAATTGGACCCATTTGACTATTATATGAAATATTAAAATTGTTTAAATAAAATGTTTCTTGTTCAGACCCACTAGTAAAATGAGAAGCAATTGTATATGTTCCATTTATTCCATAATAAGGATACTGAGGATTACTAGATGACGGTACATTTATTACAACAGATTTACCAACATAAAAGTTATTTGCAGTAGCAGTTATTGATGGGGCCTGTGTTAAAATAAGAGTTCCCTGTCCGCTTCCGCTAGGAATCATATATCCATATGTTGGGGAAGATATGGTTGAAGAAGTATTGATTGAAAAATATGGATCATTTATCTGTGCTTTTAAATCTAATTGTGATTGTATTGGAGATGTTACCCCGTCAATATAATTTATTTCTGCTGTTGTGGCAGTTACGCCATCAAGAATATTAAGTTCTGCTGTACTAAGTGTTGCGCCATCTAATATGTTTAATTCTGCTGCAGATGATGTAACATCTGTTATATTTGCAAGTGTGTGGGTATGGCCAGTAGCAGATTTGCCAGAAAGTAGTGTATCTACTTCAGCCTTTGTATATACATTTACTTCTGTTGGGGATCCCCATACGCCAGAAGCTTTTACATATACATTTAAATTTGTTATGTCAAGGTAAACATCGCCATTTTGACCATTTAAATTATTTGGTGCTCCTGGAGCAAATGTTGCTGTGGTTACTATTGAACCACCTGCACCAACTATTACGTTTCCATTATAATCGTGTGTATGATTGGTTGTTCCGCCGCCTGCGCCTGCGCCTACCTCTAGCCATTCAGTTCCACTATAAAATTTTATTTTAGAGCTTACTGAATTAAAGTAGATGTCGCCAGCAAGGGCTGTTGAGGGATCTGTTGTAAGTTGTACTAGGTTAACTGGGACCTTAAATTGTCTCGACATTTTAACCTACAATTACTAGTCTATATTCTCCGTCTGAAGGTGCCGCAGCAAATCTAATTGTTGTGGTGTTATCTGATGTGTGTTCAACATCGGCTTCGACTTGAGCATATGGAGTGCCAGTTTGATAAATTTGTACAGATACATCTCTTGTTCCAAGATTGTGCGTAAATAAAAACGCTGTATTTGCTGGAGCATTTGTTGCATCTGCTAGAAGGATGTCCTTCTTAAACTTACGTGTAATTTCATGGTAGTTTGTACCATTATTTGTAAGTGTCCACTTATCTTCTGTCTCATTCCACAAAATCTCAACGTCTGGTGAAGCACCACGCTCTACACGGATACCAGCATCTGCTGTTGGGGTTCCTGTAAAGTCGGTATTAAGGTTGATCTTATTATCAACGATATTTACCTGTGTTGTGTTTACTGAGTTGATTGTTCCAGTAACATTTAAGTTACCGCCAACTGTTAAGTTGTTTGTGATAGTTACATCGTCTGGAAGGCCAATTGTAACGCTAGCATTTTCTGAACCTGAACCAGAAACAGTAACTTCATTGGCTGTGCCAGTGATTCCTGCTACATAGTTTCCTGTAGTTTGAGTTCCAAGGTTTACATTCTTTATAGATACTGCTCCACTTGCTACAGTGAAGTCTGCATCTGCAAATGATGCTACACCTTTATTTGTTGTGCTTGCGTCTTCGCCAGCAATTGTAATTGTATTATCTGTTACAGTAACATCAATGCCTTCTCCACCAGAAACTTGTAGAGATTCTGTTAGAAGAGAAATACCAGTTGTGCCAGTATCTCCATTAATTGTTAATGTTGTTGCTACATCTGCTTCGCCAGCTAAGGTTAGTTGACCTTGAGCATTAACAGTGAATGTTGGGATCTTTGTTGCTGATCCATATGCTCCTGCTGTAACGCCAGTATTGGTGATGGAAATTGTTTCGGTTCCTGCTGGGTCTCCATAGACCGCAGTAATACCTGTTCCGCCAACAATTGTTGATCCAATAATATCCTGAATTGCTTCTGTAGAAGCAGACATTGGAATCCATGGACCATCTGGTGCTGTGCGACCATTGTAATAGTACATTACATTGTCTGAATTGTTGTAGTATATCTGACCAGTTACTGGAAGTGACGGTGCAGATGATACGTTTTGAATTCTAGCATTAATAAGCTCATTCTTGTTGAGGTTAATACTAGTTACAAATAGTCTTGCCATTTACTTTGCTCCTCTAAGACAGGTACGCTGTCCCTGAGAATGGTTGAGCCATTGTCAGTGTTAAAGTGTTAACATTATTATACTCTATACCAGTTTCTAATATGTCGCCGCCACTGGTTTTTACCGTCACATTTGGATAAAATTCAAGGTTGTGGTTTATTGGAACGGAATAAACTGGGCCAGACTGTCCATTAAAAAGTGCCATTTCCCAGCTATACTCAAAGGCTATCTCTGTATTGAGAAGGTAGTTTGAGGCTCCAGCCCATGTCAGATCTGTGGGTTTTGGACCATAAAATCTTGTTGTGATCTTATCATAGTAAAAGTCTCCTTCAAGACCTAGGTTCTCGGCTGGAATACCATTACCATTTAATATTGTTTTACCACGAGGACCTTGTGGTCCAGGGCTGGATATTACAACATCATTAATAGTTTCTGTAATAACAACTTTTGGAATATTATCGCTGTTGATAATTGGCATTAGATTGTAACCGATCTATTTAATGTAAGGAATCCCTCAAGCAATTTTATTTTATTACCATTAGAATCGATGACCATTAAATCGTATGAAGATTTTGGATAGAATAATTTGTTAGTTTGAGTAGGGGTCATCTTAATAGTTATCTTGCCAAGTGCTGGGTCTATTGTGATTCCACCAGTGCTTGGTGATGTGAGAGTAAATGCTAGCTTGCTACCGCCTTTGGTATCACGAACCTGTAGTTTTGCGGTTGCCCCGACAAGGGAAATTGGAAGATCGTTTGGATCTTTATATTCTACAATAAAAGAGAAGGTAGTGTTTTGATCTACTTCCCAGTTTTTTTGTCCTGCCATTTTCTAAACTCTCCTAATAGGAAAACTCCTATACCAATTTTAGCATAGGAGCGTTCCTAATTGATTTTAGAATTACTTCTTGGTAAACCCGAAACTGTTTTCGTTAGGGTTAAGTGCCTTTAGTATAACTGGCAGACATGCTGCAATACCGCCCTTGATTAAATCTCCTGGGTCAGTGTTTCCAGTCATGTAAAGAGCAATGGCTGCGCCAAGGAAGTGGCGACCATAGCTTGCTAACGCTGCTAGAATTTTCTCTTGCATTGTTACCTTTCCATCATTGTTTAGATCTTGCTTTGGCATTAGATCCTCCTATTTCTGGGCATTGTGCCCAGGAATTTTGGGTTTTACCCCAATTATATTGTACTACGTTTAGGCGGAAATGTCTACAAGCTCACAATTGCCGTCTGAGCTACAGGCAAGGGTGGCGTTCGTAGATGTTCCATCTTCTGTCTCATAAAATGATAAATCTTCCCAGCGAATATCTTTAGGCATTTTTGCGACTAAGGCGTCATACTCTGCCTTGTCAACTTCTTGATATGGAGCCTGCTTGTAGGTATGGTCTGAATGAGGAAGGAATGAAATTCCAGACACCTCATCAAAATGCTTGTACACCCATGCGCCTACCTCCATCCACTCTTCTTCTTTTACAGAAACTGTAATAGATGGTTTATGCTCACACCATGCACGTTGATAAACTAACCAAGTGTTTAGGTGATCAAGTGCTGTTAAATCAGATCTTGTAATTGCACCTTCTGGTGCTTTTACTGGAAATGAAAATACGTATGTGTCGTTTGGCTTCATTACATCATCTTCTACTGGAATACCAACTTCCTTTAAGAATGTTGAGATAGGGTCTCCTTTTGAGCCACGAACTGTACGAATATAATATTGTGAATGCCAAGGATGCATTCCTGAAGATACCCCGACCAATTGAGACACTGTTCCAGAAGGCTTTACACATGTAATAGCTGCAGACTCAGGAATCCCAATTTTCCCCGCTTCTTCTTTATTAATTTCTCTTGCATACTCACGAAGACCCGAAAGAGTCTTTTCTAGCTTATCTAGCCCCTGCTTACCTGAAAAAAACTTATGTCCGAATTGTCCTGTTAGAGAAACCCCTAGAAGGCGCTCTTCTTCTGTATTGTCTTTCCAAATCTTACGAAGATACTTGAAATCAGTTAGTGTAGCCTGCCACGTTCCAAGAATTGTTGCAAGGCGTACTTTATTTGATACATCTTCAACTGTGTCCTTTTCACGTAGTACGACTTCTGAAAGATTACAAAACTGATAAGGACGCAGAATAATTTCTGAGCAAGGGTTCGTCCCGTAATGTACTTCAGGATCCCTTCGTCCATATTTAGCTGCTTGCGCTTGAGCGGCGGCAACATTATAGATTCCACGCTCTCCAGACTTTGAGTCATAAAGATTTTTCCATTCTGCAATAAACTGCTCCATCTCTGGTTTGCGTGAATAAGCAACAGAGTTATTAGATAATGCACGTTGTGGATTATTTTCCCACCAGTTTCCAGATTTAGCAGCAGCCATTTCAATATCATTAATGTTAGAAAGAGAAATCATTGCTGAGCGACGAACTCCTCCAACTACTACTACCTCACCAATCTTGCACATAATATCATGTGCCTCAATTGGCTTTAATTGACGACCTGCCGCATTTTTAAATTTAGCAATTGTAAAATCAAAAAGATTAATTAGTGGTTGTGGTCCTGAAGAACGACCTCCCATAGTTTTCAAACGAGCACCTGCTGGACGAACCTTGCTAACATCAACTGCTGGAATATGTCCCGTCCATAGCAATGCAAGTAGCTCACGATATGCTTTTGCCCATCCCTGCTTAGAGTCTTCTACAACAATTACTGTATCTGATTTCTCAAAAGAATCTGGGACGGATGGCAACTTATTAATATATTTATATTCTACAGAAAATCCTACACCAGTTCCACACATCAAGATATACATTGTTTCATCAAATGATCTTGGATTGTCTACTGGAACAAATGAGCAGTTGTATCCTGCTACATTATCTCTTTCCAATGCGGCTCCAGATGTCATAACTGAACGCATTGAAGGCATTACATTTCTTTGGAATACACCGTCTTTTAATTCCGCTACAATCTTCTCGTCTGGAATATAATTATGATTTTCTTTTAGGTGGTTTAACATAAAATCAAAATATCGATTTACTGTTTCACCCCATGTCTCACGACGATTCTCTTCTGGAATCCATCTTGCATATCGAGACAACGCAATAAAATTTTCGTATGGGTTTGCAATAGTTTTTGACATTTTTGAAATAACACCTTTTCTCCGCCTTGCGGTTTTATAATTTTAGTTGAAGTCCTATTCTACCAAACTTCTATATAAAGGGGAAGGGGTTATTGAAATTTTTTAAAAATATGACCAAAGGCATTATTGGTCAACTGAATCCAGTTATATTCTTCATGTATTTTAGTTGACTGAGCAAAGTAGTATCCAGAATATGCTTTAAAATTTAAAATAGAGTCGTACATTAATTCTTCTAAATGCTTTTCATCAGGTTTAAACATTTGCCCTATATGTGCATCTCCAACTGCTTTAGGTAAAGTTTCAGATGTAAGGGTAGACCTTAGCTTTAGGGGCCCTATAAACTTTTTATAATGTGCCCAATCATAGGTTGATATAACTGGCATACCAGTTGCAAGTGCCTGTAGTGGTATAAATCCAAACCCTTCGCCCCAGGTCGGATAAATTAACACATGGTGTCTTTGATGTAAGGCTACGAGGTCCTCTATGGCCATTTCATCTTTTATAACTTTAATATTTGAATAAACGTCTTCTGGTAATCTTAGTTCTCCATTTTTATCATAAACTCTAACGGTATGATTATGATGACATTTTAATGTTAGTTGATATTTTGGATTATTTCCAAACATTTTAATAAATGTGTCAACAACTAGCTGGCCAGATTTTCTTGGAGATGGTTCTCCAACATGTAAAAATTTAAAAACCTCATCTTCATTATAAGATCTTTTTACTGCAGACCATTTTTCTTCAATTCCATGTGGATAAACATATATAGGTTTTGTAACTCCATTGTCCTTAAAAACTTCTGCACACCAGTCTGATGTTGCCCACACTTCATCGCACTGATTAAATCTTTCTACCCAGTCTTTTCTCATTGATGTTGATTCCCACGGAGTATAACCAATTTGATATTGGCTTTTATGTAATTTATATAAATGTGGCTGTGTAAAATTTATCTGAACATCAGCTTTAGGGTTAGCATACGAAAGCTCATGTCCTAAATCTTGTAATGATTTTACAATATGTTGACCAGCATAACCAAATCCGACAGCGGGATTTAAGCCTGCCCAGATCGTATAATAAGATATTTTCACGGTATTTTTTCTAGTCAACTGGCTTGACAGGGTTATCCTATCAATGTTATGATTATACTTCGTTATCTCTAAAGGAGGAAATGCCAATGGAGAATATAAAACAGCGATTGAGTGATGTTGCTCATAACTGGTCTTATATAGGAATGATAACATTATTCTTATTTACAGTCCAGCCTGGTCCAACAACATCTCAGGCGTTGACGGTGGAAACACCAAAATCAACGGTACAACTAAAGAAAGAAACCTTAGAGAAGTACAGCACTACTGTATACAAGCCTTCTGAGACACTAACAGACAAAGAACTAAAAGAACTTTTATCAGCTGTTGGTTTTGAAGGAAAAGCCCTTAAACAGGCTTGGGCTATTGCTAAGTCAGAATCCAATGCAAGGCCTATGGCTTACAATGGTAACAGGAAAACTGGAGACAGTTCCTACGGAATTTTTCAGATTAACATGTTGGGTGAACTCGGCATTGATCGTAAAGAAAAATTTGAATTAAGATCGAATATCCTATTATTCGACCCAGTAATAAATGCAGAGATAACGTATTATATGACTAAAGGCGGAACCGATTGGTCATCATGGTCTTCCCTTAATGGGGTAAGATACAATGAGTTCCTACAGGAATTCCAGAACTAAAAGGGGGGTACGTGAAGATACAGTATGTGTCTAGGTACCTCACACTAGCAGAGAAGGGCCTTGTTCCAAGACTTGAATGTCCATTGGATCAGGGCCCTTTAATGTGCAACGAAACAAATGAAGGTATAATATACTTATACTGCTTATCTTGTAATTTCAAGAAAACTGTGGGATTGGAATATTATGGAAAACTTAAATCAGCCGTCGATTCAAACTGATGGCGGGACTATCAAAGAAACTGACTCTATGGGTAGAGAAATTTTTTGGGAAGATATAGGTAGACCAGATGACGGAAAATGAAAAGCCACAGAATTTAGAAGACAACCTACCAATGGTTAATTATATTATGCTACATAGAATATATGACCTATTAACATTAATTGCAAACAAACTTGTGGGACCAGAAGACGTATCTAAAATGATTCAATACCACGACCAAGGGTATCTACTTGGCCCAGCCCCATCTTTTACTCCAGGAGAAGAAAAAGATGAGCGATCAGAGTGAGTATCCAGATAAATATTTAAACTATTATTCTCAAGTTATTAAAATTTGTGAACAATGTGAGCTATACTCACAACTAGACGAAGAGTGCTTGGTTGTTGATCAGAGGGTATTTGACATTGTTACATCTGATTCGGCAATTTGCCCGATAGGAGAATGGTGAACAAAATATATATTGACCAGATAGCCTATAAAATGAATAGGGCGGAAAAAACTGTTTACGAAGACGTATCAAAAGCCACTGAAGCTTTAAAGTGGATGGTAGATAAACTAGATTCTTATTTAAATAAATGTGTGAATGTTGAAAATGGCAACTGCTACACCGCATGGAAGCATGATGAGTGTAGGGTGCTTATGGAAATTCTTTATGACCTTACTCATGACAAGAAGTACGAAGAGGATAAATGGGTTTTTGACCCCAATAAAAAATTATTGTGGGAATAGCCAAAAATGGTTGACTTAGAACATATTTTATTTTATACTACATAAGTATGGGTTGACGCATCCCACAATTTGCTCCCCGTATAATGTGTAGCAATACACTAGGAATGCCCAATCGGATCCGCCTCTGATTGGGTTTTGTCCTTTCTAGGGTATTGATTTATAATTTTTATTATAGTATTATTAAGGCCTACAGAAAAGGGCGGATCATGGAAAATTCCAAGAAACCACATTACGACGTAATTATAACAACCCCAGGCCACAGCATGAATCAGCTATACGTGCTATCCCTAGTGGGAACAATTAAAGAGTTAGAAAAAAGAGGCATTTCTTGGGCATATTTTTCACAGTATGCATCTAACGTAGTTGAAGCAAGAGAGAATACCATCCTTGGCGGAAACAATATTCCAGACAAACATAGAATCAATGAGCCTATGTTTGGTTCTGTCACCTATAATAAAATTTTTATGATTGACTCAGATATTGAGTGGCATCCAGATGATTTTATGAAGCTTTATGAATCAGATAAAGATGCAATTAGCGGAGTATATTTAATGGCAAGCGGTGACAAAACAACTATGAGCGAGTGGAACCCAGACGCAATTTATGAAGCTCCTCCGCATATTTCTAAACAACAAATTCTAGAGAGAACAGAACTATTTCCAATTACGGGTGGTGGTCTTGGATTTGCCTGTATTAAAAACGGAGTATTTGAAAAAGTTACTCGCCCTTGGTTTTCACCAATGGTGGTTGAAGTTCCAGATCGACTTGGTGGATCATACCTTTTAACTTACTCAGAAGATATTTCTTTCATACTAAAGATGAAAGACTATGGAGTTCAAATGTGGTGCGATCCACTAGTAAGAGTTAATCATCTTAAAACCGTTAAAGTCGGTTGGGGACCACGCTAAAATAAAGTCCCTTCGGCAGGAGTCGAACCTGCGACCAATCGGGTAGAAACCGAGTGCTCTGTCCTCTGAGCTACGAAGGGCAAGTTCTCTTATCTAGACTCGAACTAAAACTAAAGGCTTCAAAGGCCTCTGTGCTGCCATTACACCATAAGAGATCAGAGAGCGAGTGACCAGAATCGAACTGGCACCATCTGCTTGGAAGGCAGAAGCACTACCATTATGCAACACTCGCAAAGCTGGTCCACCTGGACTCGAACCAGGAACCCCTGAGTTAACAGCTCAGTGCTCTGCCGATTGAGCTATGGACCAATTAGATGATTATACTATTTAAAATACAGGATAGCAATGTTTCATGTGAAACATTTTATATAGTGCGAAAAAAGTGCGCCGAAAGATTAAGAACCTATCTATCATACCAATACGGACATATAGTACATATACTCCTGATACAGACATAAGGTATAAATAGTACAGAAAAAGTGCGTCGAAAGTAGAAGACCCCATTTCCCAATCTACCCCAATTTACAGAATATGCCATATAAGCCTTCTAGGGGCCATATAAGAGCCTTAGCCCTATCTTCTGGTACCCAAGGGTACAAAGGGCTTTAAAAGGGCGGCAGGGAATTTTCTAGAGAGTTTTTGATTTCTTAACCTTACGCATATGAGTCCTAATACGATGACAATTAGAACATACGATCTCACACTTAGCAATTTCTTCATCAATCTTCTTCTTAGACAAGGTTGGAATAAGCTCCATCACATTGGCATGCTTCTTGCCACGGACGTGGTCAAAGTCCATGACGTAGTATGGGAAATATTCCTTACAGTCCATGCAAGGAGATGATTCTTTGAGATTACGGATGTATGTCGCCAAATATGCCTTCTGTTTGGCTATTGAAACCTTTTCGGTTTTCATATGATTATAATGCCTAATGTAAGGATCATATGGCTTAATTATAGCAAGGAAAACTTCCTATCTTCCCGCCTTTTTATTTTTTATTTAATTTAGATATGCAAGCAACACAGTAATTCTCAAGTATGCCTTTATAGTTTAATCTTTCCACATACTTGGGATTGTCACAAAAATCACATTTAATATCCATATATATCCTAGTCGACTAGATTAATTTATCTCAGTAAATCTACTGCGTCCTTGAACCTTTACAAAAGCAATATCTATCTGAGCCATACCTATATTGATACCGTCATCTAGAATCTGATGTTCTTGGATCACAGTAAATGGGATAAATCTCTTGCTTCGAAGATACTCTATAATCTCTGCTATATTTGGAGATCCTATGTTATATGAGATTAAAGGAAGTTCTAAGATTAAAACAGAAGCATTCTTTAAACAGTACTCTGCCCCCTTTAAAATATCTAGCTCAGATCCTTGAGTATCTATCTTCATAAGATCAGGTAATGGCAAATTATTTTTCGCCACATATTTATCCAAAGATATCGTAGTCACTTCTACTGGCTCTATCTTGTCAAATGCCTCTGTGTCCTCCCTGTAATAGGAGTTGCCAGTATGAAACTCATCGTTAATATAAAAATCAACTTTTCTTTCTCTATCTGAAAGATATACCTTATGCCATTGATGATCAACATCTACTTCAATCTCAGGATACTCATATGGCTCAAATAGGTGATACTTGGTGTCTTTATGCAAGTACTGACTTATATTGTTAGTAAATGATCCATCTGATGCGCCTATGTCATAGACCGTCTCAAGGTTAAACGATATAAGTGAGTTCTCTAGATAATAGAAGAGATCTTGTAATTTATCTACATCAGCCAAGTTTATTACCCTTATATACCTGAACTGAGTCCATAAAGTTTACTTTACGACTTGTTATATATCCGCCTTTTTCGTCTAATTGTTGTCGAGCTGTAATTTCATCTGCAGCCAAGATCTGAATAATCATTTCTACCTTATAAGTGTAGCAAGTAGTGTTTTCGCTATCTGACATATTAATCCTAGTCGACTGCTTTTTATATCCTATTAAATGTTAATAAAATATTTTTTTTCAAATATAGCCTTTATATATATAATATATTTTTCTACTGGATACTCGGGAATTTAGATTTTAGCAAAACCCCCCTTTCCCCCCATTATAAAAAATAGTATAATGTTGGACAAGAAGAAAGCTTCACCAAACTCCCGAATAACTACTCGGTATATTTGAGTCTCAGTGTAAACCCCCCGAAAACCAGTCTTAAGTATAACATAGCAGATTTTGTTGGGTCAATAGATATGATCAAATATTTTTAGTCGACTACTATTTTAGATATACCAAAATGTTAATAGGATTTTAATTTGTATGATACACACTTTAAAAATGTCCGTTTTGTCTATATAGTGCGCCCATAGATAGGCTAAATGTGGCTTAACTCACACACTTTTTTTTCAAATTGTCCGACATGTCCGATTTGCGACTTGATATTTGTCAGTCCCCCCTGCTAGGATTATAGTATAAAGAAAATTAAATAAAGGTAAATGAGCCTAGCAAATAATCCGAAAGGTGAGCCTAGCAAATAAATTACCTAAGTTTATCTAAAAAGAAAGGAGTTCCAAATGAACTCACTATATGAAAATAGAAACTCTCTTGAGAGTTATGAACAAATCCGTGCCCGTCTAGCAGATAGTATCTGTGATGAGTGTGGATACGCTTGCTTCGTTCACATGGAGAATTGCTCTAAGAAAGGAGTTAAGTAATGAATAACATTATTGTAGACGCTAGCCACCCTATGGCTAGTAGTAACACAGGTGATCCGCTTGTGTTTCGTAATAGCGTAGGTAACTATATGAGCCGTAAGGCTTACCTAGAGTTACTAGCCTCTAAAGAGGGTTGCGTATCTCATAAATACCTAAGCCCTAATGAGAGCCAATGGCTCTTAGGTGTGAGATAACTCACACCGACACACCTAGCCCTATGCTAGGTAATGTCAGCCATATAGGCTACAATATCAACTATAACAACTAACGAAAAGGATAGAAAATAAAATGACAATAACATACTCACTATGGGACGGGGCACAATTCCTCGGTTTCTTCACCGCTACTAGCGCAGATGAAATGAATAAGACACTAACAGAACTACAAAAGATTTCTAAAAATGTTGTAGCACATATGCGAAAGGTAGAACAAAACTAATGATGTCTAAATGGGATACTATCCAAGCAGATGTAGCAGATGCCTATATTGGAATAGAAGAAAACTTAGAGTGGGAAAAAGCCTACTACGAAAACTTAGCAGATAGCGATATGCTAGATGAAGAAGAACTAGCACTAGATTGGGAGGACTAATACAATGATACCTAGCGGATTTGAGTTAATCGTATCTAATGAATACGGATTAGAGTTTGATAGTTTCTTTGGGGCTATCTACTTACCTTGGCACACTATCGCTATTACTACCGCCCTACTAATTGCTTATAAGATTTATAAGAGAAAGAAGAATAAGTAATGAATAGATTACTAACTACACTAGTCCAATTAGCCCTACTAGTTTCCGTCGTATCCTTGTGGCGTATGGCGTGGCCAATGTTAAAAGAAGATGTGAGGGAACTCACAAAAGATTTGCGCTAATTATCGGCGTGTCGATTTGACAAAGTCAGATCGGCCCGCAAGTACTTGGGGGCGTTATCCACAGCTTTATACACAGGTGTGGAAAACCCCTGAAAATTGAGCGTAAGTTATCCACATGATGTAAATCACAAAAATAGTTTTCCGACACGCCCGAAAAACGGGTCAAAATGTCAGTGGTCTATGGTAGGATACTAGTATCAAGATTAAATAAGGTTTTAATCGTTAAAAGAAAGGTGGTCTTAAATGACTACACTAATCCGAGAGATTACTCTCTCTAATGTCCAAGCCGATGAGGCTAATTTAATTGTCTGCGGTTTTTGCTCAGACTACGCAAACGAAATGTTTTGCGGTAAATGTAATGAATACAAGGGTTTAATGACCCTTGGTGAGTGGTTAGCATACACTCAAGAAAGTTGGGTGATGTAATGTTATCCGAAAAAACTTTTAATAAAATTGTTTGGGAATACCAAAATGGTGGAGTGGTTTCTAATCACCCAGAATTAACTACTTATGAGCGCAAGGCTCTGCTAAAATATTTATTCGCTCTACCTACTAAGGAGAAAAACTAAAATGAATTTAGATGAATTTAAAAAACACGTTTTAGCGCAACGTGAAGCAAGCAAGGCTCAAGCTTTGTCAGTGCTATCTGCTAAAATTACTGAAAAGAAAGGGGAAAACCAATGAGAGGTTATTCTATTGTAGATTTGTTGGTGGATCAATACTATTCACCAACGTCAATGCGTCGCCGATTTAATGGCGGAATAATTAACTTTGCGGAAAAGCGTGAAAATGTTTATCCGCCTGAAGGTTATGAAGCGTTTTCAATTCGCTATCGCCCAACAGGTTCATTCACTGATGAATGGGCAACAGTTGCGGTCAGAATTTCAGATTACTGAAATTGTGAGGTAATTCACACCGACACAACGGCGTGTCGGCTTGACAAGCCCGCAGAGCTGCGGCGTCGGGCGTGTCGTTACGACATTGTTATAAAAAACCCTGAATTCTACGGCGTGTCGATTTGACAGACAAATCGGACATTTTTATGTGATGAAGAACACACGGCTTGAGCGTCTCATTATTTGGAATTACTGGCTAGTAAGTAGAAAAATGTCGGTGCTATCGGCTATAATGGTGCTATAACAACAAACGAAAGAAGGTCTGCCAATGGCTACCAAACTATACACAATCGAAAGCCTACTTGTAGGAAAAACCTATCGCTCAAATACTCGCCACTTTTCAGGTGAGATTATTTCTGCTGAACACCGCCCAGAAATTTGGTATGGCGAAAATACTGAAGCCTACCTAATCGAAATAAATGCGGGTGGCTTGCGAAATAAATTCGCAACAGTCGCAGTAAAGGTAGGTGAATAATAATGGGATACATAGAAATTTTTCGTATGGACAACGAGGGTGCTGGCTGGGTAGATTTATCCGAAGCAACCCCCGATGAGTTATTTGCCCTTGAGGTGGGCTTACTAAATGAGGGGATTTTTACTACACCCGAAGCCGAATAAATGTCGGTGGGTGCTGGTATAATTTTATTACAACAAAACGAAAGGAAAACTAATGGGAAATATCTCAGAAATAATCGCTGTATCTTGTGATGAGTGTGGCGGTGCTGGCTTCTTATTTTGGGGCGATGAAAACAATTATGATGTAGAGAGTTGCGATTGCGCTCTAGAAAAGTGGGGTATCTAATGTATAAAATAACTGTTGCTAATGATAGCGAGCCTATCCACTTTGTAAGAGAATACTCAGATGAATTAGAGGCTCACACCGAATTCGCTAAGTATGTGGATTGGGGATTTGCTGATGAATACTCAACTGTAAATCTTTACACACCTAGCGGAAAATGCTACACGAAATTATTTTATCGTGAAGGTAGAAGGGTCGTAGTAAAATGATGACACGAAAAGATTATGTCGCAACCGCAGAAATTCTAAAGTATGCGAGTAATAAAATTCACCCCGCTGTTTTTTCTAAAGTCGTAAATGATTTCGCTGAAATGTTTGCGAAAGATAATGAGCGATTTGATGTAAAAAGATTTCACGAGGCGAGTGGTTATGTTATTCCAAAACTCACTACGAGATAAAGTAAAACGAATTCAGGAATTGCGTCGCAGTAATGCGGCGCAACCTGTTCGCAATAAAAAAAAATACACACGCAAAATAAAACATAAAAATAAATTAGAAAATTAATTACGATCTAATTTATAATTTAGAACATATGTTCGAGGCCCGCCCACAGAGCTGCGGAGTCGGGCGTGTCGTTACGGGTGTGATTAAAATCACCCTGGATTCTGAGGCGGGTTGCAGAAAATGTCAGTGCGTCATGGTATTATTCTCTTAAATCGAACGAAAGGTCAACTCATGAACTATGAAAATGATGAATTCTATGACGAATTCTATGCTACAACCGAGCCCGTAATTATTGCTAATTGTGCGGATTGCCGAGATGAAACTGAATTACTAGACGGCATAATTTGCTGGACTTGCGACTTAGAGCGCTCCGAAATGAAATTCTTTGATTTATTTGAAAGAGATGAATTTCGTATGCAGTCCCGTATGGCCGATGCAGAAATGGGTGACTTATAATGTCAGACCTAACCTCTATAATTACCCCCATGAAGCTTAAACGTTCTAATGATAGAAAGGTGGCTAACCTTGTCACAAAAAATGGAAAGCAGGCAGCAATTGCTAACACGTTTGGATTACCCGCAGGAAAGGCTTATTCATGTCCTGGCGCTACGTCTATCTGCGAGAGTGTTTGCTATGCAGGCAAATTGGAAAAACTCTATAAAGCCGTAAAGGCTAATCTTCTTCATAACTGGGAACTACTACGCAATGCAGATATGGATACAATGTGCTTATTGCTAGACGAAATGATTGTTGACTTCGTCAATGATTGCGATAAGAAGAGTGCTCCTAAGTTATTCCGTATCCACTGGGACGGGGATTTCTTTAACGATACCTACGCATATGCGTGGAAGACTGTTATCTCTAATCATCCCGATGTTCAATTCTGGGTATATACACGAGTTAAGTCTGCAGCCTTAATCCTTAAGGATATTTCTAACTTATCACTTTACTATTCTACCGACGATGAGAATAAAGATATTGCTCATGACTTAAAACTTAATCAAGGTATCCGCCTTGCTTATCTAGGAAAGACATTCGCCGTCACCGAAAGCACCATGAAAGAATTAACGGGCAAGCCTGGCGCTAAATGTCCTGAAAATAATAAAAGCATTCCGCTTATTTCTAGCAATGGTTCTGCATGTGTGTCATGCGGCTTATGTGTTTATGGTAAAGCAGATATTAGATTTAGCGCAACTAAAAAATAAGGAGAAATAAAAATGAAATACTTTAGCGCATTAATGGCGACGGTCCTCGGCACGGAAGATGAACGTTCAGATGCAATAAAATATTTAAAAGAAGTGGATCCTGAAGTTTGGGACCAGGAGCGATAAAGGGCCCGCAATACTGCGGGGTTATCCACAGGCTTACGGGTTAATTGTGGATAACCCTGAAATGTGAGAAACTTCACAAAAACTGCGACACGCCGAGGATGGATTAGCAAATGTCGGTGCCATAGTGTAAAATACCATTATTCAACCAACGAAAGGCAACAAATGAAAATCATCAGCCACTCTCTAAACTTCGTCACCGAACTTGACGAAACAAATCCAACCGCACAACGCTTACTTGCGTTACCTGAAAAAGAACAAATCTTTATGCTAGAAGGAATGCTAAAGTCTATTTTACTTCCTAAGATTACTCCAGTTATTGACGAAGTAAATGCGGGTGGCTCTTGGGCTATTCTAAAGGTGGCAGAATAATGCTATCAACTGCAATAGATTTATTAGACGCAACCAAAAACTCTATCTTTGATGAGGATATAATGGGGCTTGCGGGAGAACTGCATACCCGCAGAAATGAACTTAGCGATGAAATCTTTGCTAAGTATCTATATATGTATTCCTCTGCCCTATCTGCAAAAGTAGCCGATAGCATAACTAAGGTATTGCTAACCGAAAAAGAAATGTCAGACCTATGCGCTACAATAGACGAAATGGAAAACCTATCCGAAACTATCCTAGAGGAGAACGAATAATGGGAAGCAATATGGCATATGACTTGGCTAGTAATGACCTACTAGACTTGGACTTGGAAACACAAATTCAAATCCACTTGACTAGTAATCACTATCCACCCGTTCCAGTATCTATGGTCGAACCTTGTATAGATGCTATTGACGCATACTATGATGAGGACTATCAAAGATTAATTAAACTGCCCGAAGGCGTATTTTGGAGAGGTCAAGATTCTTGCCCCGCCTCTGCTATCGTAGATGGACACCACCTACACGCTTGGCTTCCCGAAGCTTACTAACGGGATCAAAACCAGGAGTGTGAGGCAACTCACACCCCTGGAATCTCAAATAATAAGATTGGGGTAGATAAATGTCAGACCCCTTTGGTATAATAATCCACCTAACGAAAGGAAATAAATGAACACAACACTAGAAGTAGGTCAAACCTACACAACAACAACAAGCGGTATCACAGGAGTTATCAAGGCGGTTGATAACCACCCTAGCGGAACAAATCGTATCCTGCTTGATGTAAATGGTAAGGAACGCTGGACTAGCGCACCTAACAACTAAATAGAACGAAACAGGGGCAGTTTAGAGAGTGTTCTCGCCCAATGTCGTAAGTAAGAACTCTCACCTTTAGGGGTAAATGTCAGACCCCTATGTTATACTAATCAACCAACCGAAACGAAAGGAAAATAATGTCAAGACAAATCACAGTAAAGGTAGCAACTGCTAAAGTAATTAAAGCACTAGAGGCTCGGCTATCAACACTAGAGAAAGACTATGCTTCACAAGAAGCAAACGAAACAAAGTATCAGAAAGCCCGTGAGAAGTGGCATAAGGAAATCGGCAAGTGGGCGATTGACAATTTCTCTAAGGCAGAAAACATCAGAACAAACTATCGTCAATGGAACAACACTCTTAATGTTGATTTTGACATCATCACAAAAGATACAGCGTTTCCTAAAGAGCCTGAAAAGGACTACGAGCAAATCCATCAGCACACTTATCGTGAGATGAAAGAGGACATCACCAATGCCCTAACAATTCTCAAAATGACAGATGAGGAAACAGTAAATGCTTCTACAATGAAGCAGATTGCCAAGTATCTCTAACTAATGGCAGGGGGCTAGACAAACTCTAGCCCCCAATGCTATAATTTAACTCCCTACTAACAAAGGAATAAAATGAAAAATCGTTATAGAATAGAAATCTATGATGAAGTAAAGGCTAATGATTTAACTCTTTACTCAGAACAAGGCGTTGATAAGCAATATCTAACTGAACTAGTCTTCTCTAACATGCGCCGATTTAATGGAAACATCAAGGCGTTTGTATATGATAGTCTTAAAAAGAAAAAGACTACAGCGTTAATGATACCAATGGACGTAATTCCAAAGCGGACTGAAATAACTAAACTAATCTAAAATTGTTGGGCTGCAGTCAAAGCGTAGTTTTCTTGTTTTTCCCTACGCCAAAGAATGCTCACGATCTCCGACTATCTTTTCGGAGTAGGCATATCTGCTGCAGCTCACAGCCCGCAGATGTGCGGGGTTATCCACAGCCTTACGACAGTTATCCACAATCCCCCAAAAATATGAGATTGATCACACTAGACAATTAGGACATATGCCAAGTTTATCTTGTGCTTGTCAGTCCCGTCTGCTATAATTGCCAAACTAACCAATCGAAAGGAAAAAATCCATGGCTCATAATCTAGAAACCAATGGTAGCGAAGTTGCATTTGCTCTTCGTGGTGCACCCGCATGGCATAATCTTGCCAATCGTATCTTCAATCAAGATGAAGATGTGACTACACAAACAATGCTTGAAGAAGCAAAGTTATCTAATTGGAATGTTCGTCTCTCTCCAATTACCGATTATATCTCATCAGAGTGGAATGACGTATCAGAATCCCACCTTGTATTGCGTGACAATCCATTCAACGGCGAAACCGATGTTCTCGCTACTGTTGGTAAGCGTTACAAAGTTGTGCAGAATGAAGAATTGTTTGCGTTTGCAGATAATATTCATGACGCAGACCCTAATTGCCGTTGGGAATCTGCTGGCTCTCTTAAGAAGGGCAAAGTTGTGTTTGGAACTGTTGATATTCCTCGCACAATGGTGCTTGACCCACAAGGTGCCAATGACCAAACAAAGTTATATTTAATTGTTTGGACATCACACGATGGCTCAGTTGCTGTTCAGGCAGCGATTACACCTGTTCGTGTAGTTTGCCAAAACACTCTTAATCTTGCAATGCGTAATGCAAAGCAATCATTCAAGATTCGTCACACACAATCTGTTGAAGGACGAATTCAAGTTGCTCGTGAAACTCTTGGGCTTGCTCTTGGGTATTTCGATGAGTTTGAGAAGGAAGCGCAGGAACTCTTTAACCAAGAGATTACCGATGTTGAATTCTCAAAGTTGATTCGCTCAATTTATCCTAAGCCTGATGTTGATAACAAATCAACAATTAAGCGTTGGGAAAATAAGGTTGTTCTAATCGATGACCTTTATCATAACTCACCAACTAACGCTAATATTAAAGGCACAAAGTGGGGTGCGTTTAATGCGCTTACCGAACGCCTTGACTATTTCCGTTCTGGTCGTGGTAATTCCGAAACCCTAATGGCGGGTGCAAGTGGTTTTGACCCAATCTTAACCGCAGAAAAAAATAAAATTCTTAAGATGGTTAAATCCTTCTAAAGAAAAAATCCTGAGCAAGATTTAAAACTGCTCACCATTTGGTCCATTAGCTCAGTTGGTTAGAGCGCTACCCTGTCACGGTAGAGGTCGACGGTTCAAGTCCGTTATGGATCGCAAAGGGCCCGCAGAGCTAAGGGGGGATTTTTTGTGTTACGACACGTAAAAAAAATCCCTGGAAATCCTTGTAAATGTCAGTGGGGTCCTGTACAATAGCGTCATGTTCAAATCATATTGGTATGTATGTCACTCATGCGATGCATCTATTGAGATTGTATCTAAGGGAATACATTTTCGGGACCCGTCCTGTAATTGTAGTGACCCAAGTGTTGTGTGGTGTCAGACCAATGTGGTAGAATCAGACCCTACAGAAACGGAAGGAAATAAAATGGAAGAGACAAGCACAGTAACGGTGCCCGATACATATAACCCAAATCTATTGGTAACCTATAAAGTTATCCGTGGATACTCTGATGCAGAATATGCAACAGATAAAGTAGTTAACCTTGAATGGGAACTACACAATGGACGTGAACGTCAAAAGCAAAACGGTTTACTTAACTCTAAGATTGATTCAGTTAAAGATATCATTCTTGAGGCATATGCTGACTCACAAGACCAAGATACTTTACGTGCAATCGCCGAGGCTCTTGATATTGAGTTGACTAAGACTGTTCAGTTTACTGCATCTGTTGAAGTAACTGGAACTATTGAAGTTAACTTACTCGACCCATATGATTATGATATCGAGGATGAAGTTACAGATGCGCTCTTTGCTGATTCAAACAACGGCAACATCGAAGTTGTCGACCAAGAAGTATGCAACGTTAGGGAAGCCTAATGTATTTTGAGTTGACTGCTCCTGATAGGCTCTCCATGGAGAGGGCCTATTGGGATGCTCAAGTAATGGGTCTTGACCCGCAGGCAATTTCAGCATTGACATTCAACATTGGAACTGGTAGTATTGAGAAAGTAAGTAAGATTCGTGACAAACACAATCTTATCGAATCTTATGTTTCGGAATACGAGCCAACAGGATACACAGGGAGATAAAATGGATTACCAAGATGGTTTTGAGGACGGAGTAAAATTTACTCGTGAAGTAATTGTTGCAAACATTCGTGTTTGGGCTGAGACTTCAGATGATGGTCAAGTTTATGATGAGATTGCTGACCGCATTGAATTTGGAACCGTTGACTATGACATCTGAGGATCTAACTAGATGGATCGGCTGTGATCAATGTGGTACAGCTCAAGCTATGTATCTAATTAAACTAGTAGACGGTGAGCTATATTTCTGTGGCCACCACTACAATAAAAACAAAGAGGCCCTTGACAAGGTCTCCTTTGAAATGATAGAATTGAATAAAACCGAAGAAGTACCTCAACTAGAAAAGGCGGAAATATAATGGGAGATAGAGCAAACTTTGGATTCGTCCAACCTAACGGTAACACAATTGTGCTATACGGACACTGGGCTGGACATAACATGCTAGCAAACCTAGCAGAGGCAGTGTTTAAAGCACGTCCACGTTGGAATGACCCTTCATATGCTACACGTATCACAATCAGTCAAATGGTTGCGGACCAGTGGAATATGGAAACAGGCTGGGGTCTATACGTTAATGAGATTGGCGACAATGAGCACAAGGTTGCCATTATCGACTTTGAGCAACAGACATTTAGTCTTCATGAAGAGGCTCCACGCAATGACTTGGATAACAAGGTAAATGGGATGAGCAATGACGCCATCTTTACCATGGACCTCAGCAACTTTGTTGAGAAGTATGCCGATGTTGTCATCTCAGTTTAGTTAACTAGTTTATGATATAATATGAATAGGTCCTAGTGGGCCTCTTTATATAATAAAGGTGCGGCTACCAGGGACTCCCCTAGTCGCTAAGTAAAGCAGCGTTTACTAAATTCCTTTCGTTTCTGCTAGCAGCCTTTATTCTTAAATCCCCCAGGTTTCGGGTCTTGGGGGATTTTTCTTTGCCCGCAACAGCTGAGGGTATAAATTCTCTCTTACGGAGAGATCAATAAATTCCTGGATATTTTAGCATATCTTTATCTTATCAAACGATCAAATGTGGTGTAAGACACACCAAATATGATAGACATATGTCAGTGGCGTGTTATATAATTAGGACCTATCGAAAGGAATATAATGCCAAATTGGGTATATAACACTTTGACCATACAAGGTCCAAAGGATGAAGTTGATATGATTAAGGATAGACTTAATAAGCCATTTACATTAGCACAAGAGACATATGGTATGGGTGATATTAATGCCCATGGGTTCCCCACCAAAATTAAAGAGGTTACTTATAGTAATCCTGTTTTTGCTTTCTTTAATATCCACTCATATAAGGATGAAGGTATTACTGATGAAGAGTATGCCTGCCAGCCTGACCGTTCAGGTTTAGATATGAATGACCCTGATTGGTTCCGCAAATCTGTTGAGTTTGCTAAAACTCAGAAGGATTGGTATTCATGGAATAATTCTAATTGGGGAACCAAATGGGATGTTGCTGTATCAGATGATGACAAATATCCTAATACAGAATTGCTTGAAGAAAAATCAGAAGGTGATGACAACTGGGTTGTATATAAATATGAGACTGCTTGGTCACCTGCTGTAACTATCTTAACTAAACTAAGTAATCTTGTTCCTAATTCCCTTCTCACATTAGAGTTTGAGGAAGAGACAGGTTGGGGTGGGGAATATGAGATTGTTCGTGGCGAAGTAAAAGAATTGGCAGAATGGGAAAATCGTTGCTATGCTTGCCAGTCTTTTGATTGTGTTGAGTATTGTGAGAATGACTGCGGTGAATTCTGCTCAGAATGTAATTATGGTTCTTGGCAGGATGAAGAGGCTATGAAAGAATGTCAGACCCACATGGTACTATTGGATACTACAGAAAAGGCGGAAGTATGAGTTTCTTAGAGAATGAAAACCAAATGGTGATTGACGCAGAGTATTCTTATATTGGTGAACAACTGGTAGAAGATTGGGTTAATTCTAATTTAGATGAAGGTCAACTATATGCAGACTATTGTTTTGCCGATATGGCAGAAAGCAATTATCTTAAAGGTAGGTTCAATCAGTTTTATGATTTGAAACCAGGGGACCAATACTACATAGAATGGGATGAGGAAGCATAATGCTAGGTTATACCAAAGAAGATTTAGATCAAATGAGTAATGCCGTCCATGACGCAAAGCTTTTCTATATTAGAAATTCTGATGTGGAGCAAGTAGACGAAGACCCTTTAGTTGAAGGTTTGTTAAAAGCAAATGATTTCCTACAGGGCCTATGGGCGGAGGGTTACTTTGACTAAGTCATCTAGATTCATAGAGTATATGAAGATACATCTAATTAGTCTTAACCAGGACTTAGAGGGTGATTACAATGTTCAATCTAAAATTAATATCCAGGGACAAATTATGGCAACCGAACATTTATTGTCAGTGGCTACTGATATAATGAATGCTTCTAACGAAAGGGTATATGAATGAGACATACTGAACTTCCCGTCCATTTACAACGAATGGTAGACGCAGAGGTAACGGGCCTAGACATCATGCATGGGGAACTAAAGAACCTCATGCTTCTTGGAGAAAAGGAATTAGAGCGGACCCTGATAGAAGAACAACGGTCAGGTGAAGCAATGGATTCTATGGAGAGGACCTATGCAGAAGGATATCTAGACGCATTAGTGTCCCTGTATAAACTAACATACGACCTATCATTTGCGATTGGAGCACGGAATGAAGCCTGAAGACAAAGATAAACTAAACGAATGTTTAAAAATTCTAGACACAACGGACCTAGGCCTATCCTTAGTTTGGCTATGGACTTGGTCTACCATTAACAACATCTTTGAGGATGAGACCTACAAGCAGAACTGCACCATAGATGAGATGTGGAACCACCTCTGTGAGGCTGTAGAGGCGGGCCAAGGCTTCTCTCTGGAGTACGGGGCGGAACAGCACAACGATGACGTCCTTGACTGGATGTTAAGCCGTGACTACATTGTGGACACAATGTTTGAAGAAGAAGAGGAGGACGAAGATGAAGATGAGTGATACATATATCAATGATCAATTAAGCAGAGCCCAAGAACTATTGTGGGGTGGCAGCGAAACTGAAAATATAGAAGCACATAACATCATCTCTAAACTAATTAGAGATAGGGTAGAACAAACAGAAGGGCAATAATCATGTCATACGAGCCAAGCTTAGAAATCCTGGAAGTTAATTACTCCTGTTCCCCTGGAGGTGTGGATACATTTGAGGTGTATGATAAATCTGAGATAGAGCCTGTTCAGATCCCAATATTTGAGACAGAGTCCTTGACAGAAGCAGTACAATTTTGTTATAATCTAGGTAAGGATTTCATTGTCCGAACGTTTGCTGAGTGGGAGGAACGGGAGTTAATGAATGCCTAGATATAGAGTATTCGGAACCAAATATCAAAACTATTATACACATGTCTCTGCTGCGGATGAATATGCTGCAGCGGAGGCTGCAAATGCCTATCCAAGTACAGAGTGGTTTGAAGTTACAACAGATGATGTCATTGAAGCAACTGACGTATTCTTAGATGAACAAACGATAACATATGATGACGAATCTTTAATTGAAGATACGCCTGAAGATATGGAACATCACCCAGGGTTTGACAAAATAGTTATATCCTAAATTACAACTAAATATATAGGGGCCAAAAGCTGGTCTTACGGGGGTATTTACAAAACCCCTGGTTTCTGATAGAATACATATGATCACGAAAGGATCTAATACCATGTCAACAAAGAGAGAATATCTAAAGACCCAAGGAATCACCGTCGGCCTCCGTGGCCGTTTTTCATCAGCTGCAGTTAAAGCTATCTCTGAGGCGGAAGCTCAGGGGATCAAGTTCGAAGCTGAGAAGAAGCAAGCAAAGAAGTAAAGCTAGGGGAGGTCAGTATGTGGGTATTGACCTCCCTAACATTTTTTGATATAATTCAAGGTTACTAACAAAGGCGGAGATATGCAAAGCAAAGAACATAAAATAGGAGAACTACTAGCAAATTCAGTAGAAGACCATTTCTTCAATCCTGCCGCTTTAGGCAGATACCTAGCAGAACAGCCAACCTACACCTTAGACCGCATTATGGAAATTGTGGCATGGGTTGTAGAGAAGCAAGCAAGACGATATGAGCGGGAATACCACAATGGCGGAACTGTATCAGAAGGTCTTGCCCTAGCATATAAGTTAGACCAAGTAATCGATAAGATTAAACTAAAGAACAACTTCGACAATATCAAACTACCATGAAGTCAATAGGGGATAAGCAGCGCAAGCCTAAGATGTGGGCAGATTCCCATGGTAGAGATATCAACTATGCCCTACGGACCTTCAGGAAGGCTAAGAAGGCAGAGAAAGCTCAAAAGCTAGCTGAACAGGAGCGATTCAACTCCCTATGTTCAGAGGTGGTGGTAACAAAGATCGAACCTACTATGTCCCATTTATTAAATGATCGGCTGGAGCGGCAGAAGAAGAGATCCCTTGTAACCAATAGGAAACATAGTAACGTATAACTAATCTAATATATCCATAGCCCAAGATATCCACAGGTTTATCCACAGCCTGTGGATTTTTTGTGTATAAACATATGGGCCATATTTCGCATTTACGACGAGCTATAAAAAATCCCTGAAAATATTTAATAAACGTATGTCAATCTTATCAAACGTATATATAATCTCAGATAATGAGATACATATGGATCAGAATCTGTCAAAATTGTGGGCAAAATTTGTCGTTTACGACGACATATAAAATGCCCCTGAAGCCTTGACAATATGGGCCGAATATGCTATTTACGAGGCTATAGACAAAATCCCTCAAATATGGTATGCATATGGGTCTATGTGGAGCAAAATGGATTACGATGGAGTAAAATGGAGGGCTGTCCAATTACTCATATAATAGATTAGATATATATTAGTAGTATTAGCTATCAAATTAGTAGTCTATATATCTGTGGATCATCTCTAGATATGGCTTTAAAAGGCCATAGGAGGCTATTAGAGACATCTTTATGGACGGGGGGATATTGGGGGTAGAGGACTCTCTAGTCTAAATTGTCTGTAGGCAAGTATGCCTTGCATCTGACACAATAGACGTAACCTAGTCCTGTATACTGGTCGTATTGGATATCTAAGGAGTCTATGCTTAGTCTAAATAGCTTATGTCCTTTGATCTTACATATGAGTATATTGGTTAAATTGGTCATTCTTCTTGCTTCCCCGCCTTGTTATTGTATATCTTCTTGAATATGCGGATCATGGCTATTGTCGATATTGTGATACCAATGAGTAACAACCATCTGTCAGAATAATCATATGGTAGCCAACATTCCCCGCCTGTAAAGCATTTTGGATCTCTTCCCAATATCTCGCCTATCATCTATTTGGTCCCATAAATGGAGTAATTGGATTCCAATCATCATCATCTGACCATTTGCCAGTTGAGTATCCTATCTCTTTTTCTTCTGGCTCATTCTCTAAATAAAACTCTAGGTTATCTAATATGCCCATTACTTCCCCCTACTCATGAAGAATATCATCATTCATCCACAGCTCCCCATGTATAATACTGTATCTTAATTGTAGTCGACTAGAATTACATTTAAGACATTTAGGCTCAAAGTCTATCTCTCTGGATATCTCTATGTAGAGTTCAGATTTACACTTGCATATGAAGCTATATGTGTAATCCATTAGATAGGTTGTTCATCAGCCTCTCTGAGCCATTGATCTTCCCATAAGCCCATAAGAGACTTATTACCAATGTCATCAAAATAGTACCGCTTCTTATCCTTATTATATGTCCATCCATACCAAGTGTCACCCTCTGACCAAGTTAGATTAGTTGAGTTTTCTTTCTCAGCCTCCCACATGGATCTATCTATGGACTGATATAGCCTTACCTCATCAAAGATTGCTTTTCTTAATGGATCCCACCTGAATATGCGATTAACTAACCAATCAATCATATGCCGTTCTCCTCCATATACTTTAGACGTTCTTCGTACTTTTCCCAATATGGAACCCCATCTTTATCATGGTCATTCCACTCTTCCCCGCTCATATCTATATCTTTTAACATCTCTTCTATAACCAATTTAAGACGCATTGACCTGTCAAGGTCTGGATTCGTCATGGGGTCTTCTCTTTCCGCCGCACTTTTCGCTTCACTATTCTTCATCGTCAACATCTTCCTCTAAATCAAAGTCATAGTCTATATCTTTTAATTGATTAAATGCATTATATGCAGCATACGCTGCTGCACCAAGAGTAGCCAGCGCTGCTATAAATACGATCATTTTTTTACTCATTTCTTAATCGCCCAGGGCTCTACAATTGCCAACTCTTCTTCGCTAACCATAACAGACTCTGCTAAAGCTTTCTCAGCATTTGCTCTCTGCTCTGGCGTTAAATCAATTTGCTCTGAGTTTAAATCAAACGCTTGCTTAAACTTGTCTCTATAATGGCCACTACCTCGCTTATTAGATAGCCTCTTTACGTTCTTTAAATGGCGTTTAGCTTTCTTTTGAGACACTTTCCCATTATTTTTTTTCATAGTGGTAAATCGTTCACCTTTTCTTTAGACCAGTGTATATATGATCTAATATACACAATGGCGTATGCCAATGCGCTAAATATAAATCCGTATTGATCTGTTATTAAAGCGTATGCTATCCATAAGCACTCATTAAATAATAGTACTAACCATCCCCATATTGTCTTTCGACCAACAAAGTAGATGCCTGCTACCCCTATTACAGCTAATATCCAAGACCAAAACATTTATAATCCTATTCTTATATATACTTAAGTTTATGTAGCCTGCGTTCCCAATAGGCTAGCTTAGTAATGACATATGCGTCAACTTGCTGGGTAGGGCTTATAGAAACTTCAACGCTCACTGTATTTGTTTCAGATGTAACGGTTGCGGTATCTAATACAGCAGTTGTAGTCTCTACTGGAACTAGTGTCTCAGCCACCTTGACCGCCTCAGCCTGGATAGATGATCCAATAGGAATCATTGGCGTATTGTTTTGAGGAGTTTCTACTACCAACTTTATTGCAGCAGTACAAACGCTTCTGATCTGATTTATAAAACTAGACTTAGCCGAAGACAATGAACTCATGTATTTTTGAAATGATTCAGAGCTCATTGATGGGCCTGGCGGAGAGCTATGGTTAAACATTAATCCAGCAGCAACCTGTCCTAGCCCTGGAACGTCGCAACTAGGAGAAATCTTTAACTCCTGCGCTTCGTTTAAAACGCTAACAAATGCCGCTGATGCAGACTGATAGTTTGAACTGTCATCTGCAAATGACGTGCTTGGGCAAGTAAATAAAATTGTGGTTACTAAGCCAAATACTTTAAGTCTATAATTTTTTATCATTTTATTCCTCAAAAGAAACTTGGGTTTCAGGAAGAAGATTGTCGTATCTACGCTTCCAGCTTTCAGCTTTATTCTCAGCAACAATCCATCTATCAGTCAGATCTTTTTGCTGCTCAACTAAGTTCTTAATTATTTTTCTAAGGTTTTCTTCTCTAATTTTTAATAGAGTAAAGCTAAGTGAAACCCCTAGCATAATTGATCCAAATGCTATTAGCAACTCTTGCATGGCCGCCTCTTTCTGTAGATATTAATTATACAATAATTAACCTAGGCTGTCAAGGGTACTACAGGATATCGTGGAAATCTTTCCATTTAGATGCCACTGTGTCCCATCCGTAAGCGCCATTAATATATTCAATTTGATCTCTTGGATCCCATTTTCCAGAAAGAATTTGATCTATGCCCTGAGAAAGAATTTTTCCATACTCTTCTGCATAATCATCACCCTGAAATACACCATCTTTAATAAACTTATTATCTATGTCATCAAGGTATAGGCCGTGTCCATTAACAACTTCAGGAAGTGATCCAACATTGCTATAAACTGGTAATAGTCCAGCGCTCATGGCCTCGGCAATTGAGATACAAAATGTTTCTAAAAAGATTGGAGGGTACGCCTGCAGATGAGATTTTTCCAAATACTTGTACATGGTTTTTCTAGGAGTTTTCCCATAAAAAGTAATCCTATCGTCATGCATAATTTCGTTATCTAGGTACATTTCTGGTAAAAAATCATTAAATATGTCAAGCTGAAAATCTTGTTCAATGTATTGAAGGGAATTTAACAAAATCATCATTCCTCTATTTGGAGCAGAGGTGTGTGTAATTCTTACCTTTTTAACATCTTTAAACTTATCTGGATTATACTTTAATGGTTCAATACCATTAGGAATCACATAAAGCTTTTCCTTTGGAAACCCAGTCTCCTTGTTAAACTTATCTTTGGCATACTCAGAAGGAACAATTACATACTTAATTTTATCCGATATATGATTTCCGCTCCAAAAAAATTCTGTAATCTCTGGAGAAAGCTGGCTAGGAAGATTATGTACCCAAAATATAATCTCTCCGTCAAATTTTTCTACGCTATTATTGTCTAAATTTTTTCCTGGCAAAATCATGCACAGGTAGTTTTGAAAATTGGGAGAATTTGGCAAAATTTTTTCATGGAAAAGTCTTCCTTGATATTCGGTACCGCCCATTACATGGTTATGAAAATTAAAAATTGGTATGTCTACGCTCATTATCTCATTATACTAAATTAAAAATAGGAAGTCAATAGTTAAAGTCCTAATATTTCTGATTCATCTATCGCATCATCTATTGTTCTTTGATGTTCTTTTGAACATGATCCGCATTCTTTGCACATAATTAAATAAGGTTCCCCACCAGCCCCTTGTTAGAGGCAGTGGGGAATGCTTTAAACCTTCTTAGGTTTTGTTTTCTTTGGAGCTATAATTGTTTCTCTACGAATACCGTGTTTATTTTTATCAACTATAGTTGGGGGCCTCTTGGCTCCAATTCCCGATTTAAATCTTCCCTGCGATGGATTCTTCCTGGCTGCTTCTTGTGAAGTTACTGCACCTGATGGTGTATTGTTTGGAGGAGTATCCATTCCAGTTCCATTATTACTCATTAATAAATCTTTCTCTTTGTTCTGGAGTCGCTGTCATACTAAGAGTAAGACCCGCTTCTCCATCTGTAGAAACATTTAGAATTCCACCTGGAATTGCTGTAAGTCCAGTTGAACTTCCTACTGCTTCGCATCCACATTCATAACACATACTACTTAGGTCCTTGTGCTGAAGCCTGATTTGATACATCTGTTGCTGGAAAAGCTGCTGCTGGTGCCTGTCCTGTTGGATTTAGATCCAAGCTGTTTGTTGCTCCTGGCTTTGTTTCATTAAAGCCTGTTAAGTTAATTCCTTCTGCCATTTTGTTCTCCTATAGGTTGTATTTGGATAGGTCTAGAAATCTATCCATATACCTATTATAGCATTTATCAGTTTTTGTATATCTGGTGCCAACAATCCTCACAAATAGTAATATATTTACTTTCTGTTGAGGTAAGGCGGGTCGCAGGGCTACTGCAACCCGCCATTTCGCATGTGTCCTCTAGGGTCATTACTTCTTTTTAGTAGTCTTCTTAGGTGCAGTCTTCTTAACTGGGGCAGTCTTCTTGACTGGAGCCTTCTTCTTTGCTACTGTTTTCTTTGCTGTGCTCACTTTATTCACCTTTCTGGTACCTTCGCCTTGCTCGATCATTGTTTTGACCTGTTGCTCTAGCAACCACAATCTTAATTTATTAAACATTTATTTCCTATCTATTTTATAAGTAATATAATCTACTACTTGTTTTGGTGTCCAGTCTTCTGGAAACTCAAAGTTTTTTATTGACTTTACAATAGAGCTTTTTACCTTGTCTTCAAAATAGGCATACATCTCATATTCTTCTGCGTCCTTCATAAACATATTCTATCATTTATATACTAAAGGGGCAAGACCTAGGCCCTGCCCCTTTAATTTAAAGATTTACTTCTTTAGCTTTACCTTAGCCTTTGGGAACTTCTTGTTCCACTTTGTAGCAAGGGCATTATACTCTGCAACATATGTTGCCTTAGCTAAATCTGCCGCTGCCTTAGCTGTTGATGCTGCTACGGTTGCTGTTGCTGAATCAGTTGCACGACCAGCTTTTTCTACCGCTAGAGCATCCTGTGCTGCCTTAAGTTGTGCTTGAAGGCCTGCAATAGTTGTGTCCTTTGCAGCAAGTTCTCCTGCTAGGTCACGAACTGCAATAGAGGCACTTACAGAACCTACTGGCGCTGATAGACCTGTTACTGCTGATGCTACTGTTGCATATGCAACAACTGTAACTACTCCAGACGCAGGCATAGTAATTGTCTGCTCCTTTGTACCAAGTGTTGCTGTTGCTGTGTCAGTTGTCAACGCTGTTGCGGTTGCTGCTCCAGAATTTGAAACCAAAGTATTTACTGTGGCTCCACCCTTTAGATTACCGAATACATCGTATCCAGATACTTTAATTACCTGTGATGTCCCTGCTGCTGCTGATGCAGGAGCAGTTAGTGTAATTGAGTTCAAGGCACCTGCGGTACCTTGTACATAGTAAACTGTTGTAGTTCCAGCACGAGTAATCGATACTGATCCTACTGCTGTACTTTTAGTATATACATAAAAGTCTGCTGCTGTTCCAGTTCCTGTTGCAACTGAAAGTGTTGAGCTTCCACTTGATGCTGTTACTGGGGCTGCTGATGTTGCAAGCGCAGGCACAATAGTTGCATTTACTGCAACTGCTGTTACTACGGTTCCAGTGTCTACGCCTGTTACAGCGATTCTCAATGCATCTGCTGCATCTACACTGTTATCTGCTGGCACTGGTAGTGATACAGGAGTTGTTACTACTGTTCCACCCGTTGCTGCAGATCCCGCCACTGTTAGTGTGACAGTTCCAGCATTGGCATTAGCCGCTGGCGATACAAGCATTGTGCTAGTCAGGGCTGCAGCGATGATTAGCGATACTTTCTTAAATGACTTCATTTAATTTATTCTCCTTTTTCTTCCCACCTCTTGCTGAGCGTGGAAACCTATATTGTGTACGAGTTCCGCCATTGTGACGGAGAGTGGTTATCTTCTATTTCTTTTTTCGTTTCAATGTCTTCGTACATTCGAACAACATGCATACAGGGATCTTGACCTTCATCAAATTCTGTGCCTTCTTGTTCAGACATTGGTAGTCCGTCGTGTGTGTAACATACTGGAGGTCCGCACCAACCTTTTTCTATGCCGTATGCAATCCATTCGTCAAATGTCATACCCATTCCGCCAATTCTTTTAAAAGAAGATGTTTGGGCTTTGCGCCAAGCACCGTATGGACTGGGCTTCCATCCTTAAATAATACCATAGTTGGTATTGAATGTACAGAATATTCCACTGTTTTTATGGGATTCTCATCAATATTTAACTTACCAACCAGTAGGCCAGTGGATTCAGAGATTTCGTCTAAGATTGGAGATACCTTTTTACAGGGACCACACCACTCTGCCCAAAAATCTATCAGTATTAGATCGTTGCTGTTTATTTGTTCATCAAACGTGCTATCTGTTACTATCACTTTGACTCCACATGGGTTGGCCAATAGTAACTACATGAATCACAACATGTGTATCCAAGCTCTCGATAATCTGAGAACTCGCTATAAAAATAGTATTGCTCTGGATCTTTTTCAAATAGTCGACCCTTGTGTGTGTAGTGTAGGTTGTCATCCCCTAACCACCAAGGCTTGTCTGACTCTAACATTAAAAAGTTATCTTGATAAACTTTATCGAACGTATCTTTAGTGCTGTTCTTGTAGCCTCTCATGATAATTTCTTTAATGATTGCTTCATTATACATAAATAGCCAGTCTTCATGCCCATCCCACATTTTAACTGCTGGATGATTTTTCCAAGCACCTGAACTGTATAAGCCAGCTAATGACTTAAGAACTTGTAGATTTTCTACGCTTTGTTTAATTAAACGCTTACGGTCTAAATGTTTTGCTGTTTCTGCAAAGTCCGCCTCTGGTAAAAATGTTTGCATGGTATCTATTCTACTAAATAATGTGGGGTAGGTCAACCCCTACCCCACTATAATTATTCTGGCTTGCTTTTAAGATCTTCTGCTGCTTCGTTAAATTTATTCATAAACATCTGAATAGTAAAGTAAGAAGTTTCTAGGGCGTTCTTATTTAAACTAGCTAACGCCTCCTCAGTTCTTTGATCTTCTGGCAAATTGTTAGCCCAGCGTTGAAATAAAGCTACTCCAACATCTGCCATGATTCCTTCTAAGACAGTCATTTTCTTTCCGATATCATCCATTTGATGCTGCTCCAAAGTTCATTACACGATTAGTCTTAACTTTTGCGCTGTATGCGGAAGTAGATGTTTTAACAAACAAGTCGTAAACTTGTGTATATGTTAGTCCTGGCTTTAATGTAGCCAACTTAATCCAATTAGAGGATGCAACAGTTGAAGATACTGACGTACCAACCAGTCTAACTGGTTTTCCAGATACTGTTCCAGTAAAGGTGCCTTTTGCAAGGAAGTCTACTAGAGCGTTATCGTGATTTGAATACCCGCCAACAAAGCCATTATCATCAATTCCACCCACTGCAATAGAGGATGGGATACATGAAGGCCAGTCAATTCTTACAGAATCCCAGTTGTTGCCTGTTGGAAAAAATACTGGAATGTTAGAAGATACTGCAGATTGAACTGCTGCATCTACTGCTGGAATCTTAGGGCAATAGTCTGTGCCTGGTCTTAAATTATGATGACCTTGAGACATATTAATAGCCTTAATGTTGAACTTATCCTTGTTTGCAATTACCCAATTAATAGCATTAGCCACGGAATTAGTTGGAGTGATATCTCTAGTGCCATTGGCTCTATATCCAACAATTCTAATAAAAACAATATTCATACCAGGATTTTCTGCTAAAGCTGAGGCTACCATGATAGATCCATGATCGAAGCCGTTCTTTGAAATAAATTCTGCTGGAATATTTGCTGCGCCAGGACCTTCCATAGACTCCTGACCATTTGCACAATTCTTTGTAACAAGAAGACAAACTTCATAAATTACTTTTCCGCTAAAAGACGGATCTTTAGAATTGATAGCAGTGTCAATAACTGCTAGAGTGGGCGCTGAATCAATAGTACGATTCTTGATATTTGCTTGTGCAGTTACAGGAACTGCTAGTATTGCGGCAATTAAAGCCGCTGTTATTTTTTTGTTCATATGCTAATAATACTAAATGTATTACTGATTGTCAATAGCTTACTTATCTTTATTTAGTTTAGCGGAGTACCATTTTCCAGCGTCCATATCTGGTCCCGATACCTTATTTTCCTCAAGCAATAGGTTAACAGCCTTGTTTAAATACTCTATTTGAAATTGCATTCTTAGCATTTCCATTTCAAGCAACCTTATTCTTTCTGACTTTCTCATTCCTGACTCTCTCTGTCTAATGGTGTTGGGGCCGTTGCCAAACTACCGCATTCAGCGCATTGCATTTCTAAAAAATATGTAGCAATTTCATAATCATTAAAAACTGCTCTAATAAAGAATATGCGTGATCCGCATACACACTCATGTGTTGGTGTGCCACGAAGATCCATTGCATTTAGCTGATGTGCTTCTTCCTGACGGGCTTCTTCAATATCTTTTTTATCAAATATTAGAAGATCGTACCTGCTAAAAAACTCCCTGACAATCCCAATACTTATGAGACCCAAGAGGGTTGCTGCTAAACGATTAACCCATTTCATAAATCTATTATACTCTAGACTTCAATAATTGTAAAGGGTGGCCTTACGCTCATAATAAACTTAGCAGAGGCTTCTAGGGCCATTCTTACACGCTTCCTAGGTGTTTTAATCTGTGTAGTAGAGTAAAGAGAGCCTAGGGCTACCTGTTGACCGCTTCCTTCTGCCATGTACATTACGTCCGCTTCTCCTATGTGAAAGTCCATATCTACCGTAAACAGTCTTCCAGTGCCAGCTACTGCTACTAAAAATATTCCGCCTTCATCGCCATCTTCTGTTGAAGCTCCAAAATTTCCGTATCCGTGGTCCTTGAATAACTCCTTTACGGAATCGACAAAAACGGTTCTCATAAACTTATCTAAATTTTTGTTTCCAGCCGTTGGTTTATATACTGGTGGCTTCCAATTGTATTGAAGTATTTGGCCCATTCTAAAGCTATCTGTAAATCCAATTCCAAATTGACCAACTTTAAAAACCTTTGGATCTGTTCTTTGAATAATTAAACCAGTTTTATCATCAGACGCAGCAGCATCACCACCAAGGTACACCTTGTTTTCATGGATTAGGGCTACAATACAGGTCATGCCCCTAGTATACTATTTTTAAAATTCTCTGTCCAGTGGGATCGGGTCCTCTATGCTGTGGTCTATAAATGAGAGTTTTATGAGAGTTTCTTCAAGCTCAGCCTTAACTGAAATAAGCTCTTGGATAGCATTATAATATCTATCCTTCCACTCCGTCAAATCACGCTCAACCTTATATAAAGCAATTTTTAAATCTTTTATTTCTAATTTTAAATGATCTTGTTCACGCTCTTGCTGGCGTACTTTTTCTCTTTTGCTTTCTTTTAATCCAGCAATTATTGCCGTTCCCATACCAGACAATATAGCGGCGGAAATAGCAATAATAATAGCGGTATAATCCATAGACATAATAAACTAATTATACCGTAAAGCGGTACTTAAATAAGAAGTTCAGAAGCTGATATTTCGTTGCCCAAATATCTTCTTTTTAGAACTACTTCCTTTACATGCTCTGGACCGTGTGATCTTCCCGCCAAAATAACCACCCATCTTGGTTCTAATTTTGAAGTATGGCACGTTTCGCAAATTAATAGGTTGACTGGAAGTAGCCCAGATTTTCTTACCTCTAATTTGTTTTTAGGCTTATTGCAGCTGTAACATAAAATCTTTTCCATTAATTTGATTCCTCTATATGCGTAAATACTATTTCATCCATTATGGTGAACTCTTCATTCTCTAATAGTTCGTTATGCTCTATTCCGTCTTTATTATATTTTACCATTGATGCCCATGCCCCAAGTTTTTCAACAATACCGTGGGTTTGTTCTGCATGTATAAATACAACATGTGTAGTATCATAGTACTCTTTCACTGGGCTTGCCCTCCATCTCGCATCTTACTCCATATGACTCTATCAATTGCTTGACTTTTTTAACGTAATCGATCACCATTTCTTTTTTGATGCCTTCGAACTGTAAAAAATTATCTTCATATAATCTTAATGCTAAGAAGTCTGGGTACATAACCACATCCATAAGAAGCAGTTGTGGCTTCTTAATCTCATGAACTTTCTTTTTCATTTCTTCTGTATAAAAAACTGGTTTAGCTGGCTCACCAGTCCAATGATTAATTCCGTATTTAAAATGCTCTTTTAATTTATCCTGGCTCTTATCAATATACATTCTTTGCCTTCAATTTCTTCCATATTTCTGGGGTCTTGTGTATATTTTTTGATTTATCTATCGATCCAGAGCTTAAATAAACTCCGCCCCAAACTCCGTATTCATTTTGGTTAACGCCTGCTTGAAAACACATACTTATAACTGGGCAAGAAAGGCAAGCCTCGTCTATATTTTTTGCTATATTTGAATCTGCTTCATATTTATCGTAGAATAGATTTGTATCCATTCCTCTACATAATCCTAAATGATACCAGTCTAGATCTTCTAGATCAATACCCAGATTATTTAAAATATCTGACATATTTTTTTGGCAACTTCCATATCCCTTTATTGTTAACGACTATTCTCTCAGCCGTTCCCCAAGCTTCCGCCACAAACATGCCATTTTTATTAGTAAATCCATTAGGGTCTTTTTTCCAAATTACTAGATCGTAATTTTCCCAAAACGAATTAACATTTTTAGCCTTTTTTATAAAGACTTCGACACCTAGTTCTGTTAAATTTAACATTTATCCTCTAACATAAACCACAGCATCCCACTAATATATATTATACAGTAATTACTAAGGCTATGTCAATAGTTATTTAAGAAAAGTTCCGTTCCATACGGACTTTTGTACTTTATCAACTGGTACGCAATTAGGCACCATTCTGCCATTCTTTTCCTTCATACCTCTTTGAGTATATCCTGACCAGCAGGCCTTTTCCATATTACTCCATTTGTCTTCATCTTCGTTATCAGATTCATAGTTTTTGCTCGTTTCTTCTTCTGAGCACTTTGGGCAATCCTTACAAGCAACATCCATTGCTTTGCATGTCTCGCAACCGCATCCTGTATATTTCTTTTCAAGAACGTCTTCTGGAATTTCAATGACTGTGTCTACTGGATTAACTACATCCTCAAGCATGTCTTTAATTTCCTCTATTACTTCTTGCACTTCTAATGACTTTTTCATATTTTTCTCCCTATTAACTATTTTACGGGACCAAGAAAATCCTGCGTCTCCGCCCCAGGCTAACCACATAATTTTTCCATTTGAAGGGTTCTCAGCATTATCCCAATCTTTACCCTTTTTATCTACTTCATGACGAGAAAAATATGAATACATGCGCTTAACTGTTGAAAGACTAAGCGTCTCTCCTCTAGAAAGTTGCCCTGCACGAGTCCAACCTACTGCTGTTCCAGCACCCTTAGCTTTGCCTTGCTCTTTTAATTTAATTGCACGACGAGCTGCAGATTGCATTCCAGATGTTGGTTTGTATCCTTCTTTTGCCATTTTATTTCTCCTTCACGCTAACAACTTTAACGTTTTTAATTTCATCATCAACGCCAAAGATATCGTTTGCATAATCTAGGGCATCGCCTTCATCAAAAGCCTCTACTTCTGCTTCTACCTCTAGCTTTACTCTGTAAGTATTCATTACTTAATTGCTTGACCGCAAGCCTTACAAGTTTTATTTTCTGCAGAAGATGCTGCTGGTTTTGCAGATCCCGCTGGTTTTGCAGATCCCGCACCTTTAAACTTAGGACGACCAAAACCTACAATAGAAATCATTTCGCCTTGTTTATTCTTTTTAAATGCACGAAGTTTCTTTGAAACCTGTCCGCCATTTCTTTGGCTTCCCTTTTTATCTGGGCTGGTGTTTCCTTCGATACACCAGACAGTGCCATCTTCGTTGTCCTTGATAACAATACCAACGTGAGAAATTCTATCGACTCCATCTGATGGGAAATCAAAATAAGCAATATCTCCTGGCTCTGGATCTGCTAAGTCTCCATCAATCCATGCACCAGCTTTCTTGAATGCTTGTGCTCCACCTGGTGTAAATACTGTGTTTGGAACCTTTACTCCAGCTTCATTAGCGCACCAGTTAACAAAACTTCCGCACCATGGTTGAAAGTTAGCTTTTGTGTAAGCTCCGTACTTTGTTTCGTTGTCTTTAGGACCTTCAATAGTTCCTAGTTCTGCTGTAGCAACTTCAATAAGACGAGCCGCTGTACCTTGTTCTGCCATTACTTCTTCTCCTTACAAGAGCATTCAACTTTGTTTTTTAGTCGGTAGTGCTGATACGCCATAATAAGATTCCACCCAAACATAAGCACCATTAGAAACCACATAATTTCCATCTCAGTGATTCCAGAACCTGCTGTAATTACTGGGTGGTCGTGGGTCATTCTTTATCCCAATCTGTATCAACTGGTTGTGCCTCTGGCATTGCGCCATCTGGCTTTGCTGCTAAACGAGCAGCGGTTGCATCAATTTCTGCTTCAAGCTTTTTATCTGCTTGTGTGTTCTTTGCATCCATTTCCTTGTTTGCCAACTGTGCTGACATAATATCCTTAGCACCAGATTGACCAATCAATAGACCTGCAAGCGTTCCTGTAATAAATGTTGCAACAGAACCAAGTACGTTAAAGAACATCTTATCATTCTCTGACTGTCCGCCAATTGGCTGTGTTACGAAAATTAAAGCATATAGAATGCCCAATGATGTGCACAAAAGAATTGTGCCTAATGTAATTCCTAAAATAAATTTTAATCTAGCATCTAAATCCTGTGGACTTAGTCTTTCTTTAGCCATTTGGTGTACCCGTCTTGTCTTCTGCAATTGGATCTTTACCAATTACATCTTTAGTGCATGTGCCTGTCGCTTCACAAATTGGAGGATTGCATTCAGCTTTTTCCCAATTATCAGGGTTTTGGCATGGGTATCTGTAAAAACCTTGATATCCGCAGCTAGTTAATGATAGCATTAATAGCCCTGATAAAGCAATAGCAGTTATTCTTTTCATACCCCTATTATACCTTATTCTGAGTCTCTATTTCTAATAGGGCTAGTGACTATCCATAAAACAGTTGTAGCTACTATTCCATAGCCTACTACTGTTTTGGCACTTCCGTCAAGGACTACCCATGCTATAAACATGCCAAGAAGGGTCCATGCCTGATCTATCATGTCTTTAATGATATTCTTTATTACTCTTACCATTTTCTACCTCCCCTTGAACCTGGTGAATTAGCCCCTGATGAGCTTCCCCCAGAACTTCCTCCTCCGCCAGTACCCCCACCAGTTGCACCTCCAGCAGCAACTGCTGCTGCATTAATTGCTGCACCTGCTGCTACAACTGTTGCTACAACCATTTCAGTTGCTTCTTCTCTTTCTTCATCTGACATATCAGCACCTATATTACCTAGTGCTTGAAGAGCCTCTCCAGGATCTGAAAACGCCGTAGATAACAAATCTGCAGGATTTTCAAGTAATACTAATGAGGCTGCTACCTCTGCTGTAATAACAACTTCGTTACCATTTTCATCCTGCCTTACTTCAACTGGAGTAGATGCAGGTAAGTCTTTATATTCAATTCCAGATTCTTGAATTTGTTCTTTAGTTAAAGATTCTCCAGGAGCAATAGACTCTACGAGTGCATCTGCTATCAATTCCTTTTCTGAATTAGTTAATTTTCCATCTTCAGATAAAGCATCTGCAAGGTTTTGAACTTCTTCTGCAGTTACTTCACCATCACTTGCTAATTCATTTAAAATATCTTCTGCTTCCTCTGTATCTATTTTACCATCAGATAATGCGTCATCAACAGATTCTTCTACTGCTTCTTCTGATCCCGTCACAGGCTCTGTGTCAATTGGTTCTGTCTCCACAGGCTCTGTGTCAATTGGTTCTGTCTCCACAGGCTCTGTGTCAATTGGTTCTGTCTCCACAGGCTCTGTGTCAATTGGTTCTGTCTCCACAGGCTCTGTGTCAATTGGTTCTGTTTCCACAGGTGTGGTATCTACTGGTGTAGTGTCTACTGGTGTAGTGTCTACAGGTGGCACGACTATGGGTGTGGTATCTACAGGTGTGGTAGTTACTGGTGTAGTGTCTACAGGTGGCACGACTATGGGTGGTTCAACTGGTGCAGGTGGAGCAGGAGCTGGCAAGGGCGCTGGTGCAGGAACTGCATCAATTACTGTTTGAGCTGCTGCTACTATTGTAGGGGCTGTAGTTACTTTTTCTACTGCTACAGAAACGGTTGCAATTGCCGTTATCTTATTAGTTAAATCAGTACTTGCATTGTTTAGTGATGTAATTGTATTTTGTGAAACAGTTGCAATCGGTGCAATAACTGTATTTGTATTTGCTGTATTTGTTGCAACAATAGCTGTAACTGCTGAATTTAATGTAGCAATTTGTGCATTTGCTGTATCAATTGCTGCCAAGACTGTCGCATTGTCTGGATCAGGAGTGGGAGTAAATGAAGATCCTTGACTAATTGTTCCAGTAAATCCCGTAGTCGTGCTTGTGTTATCAATAGCTGTTACGGGACCATTTGTAGTCTCTCTTACGTTAAATCTAGCACCATTTGGAATTGGTCCAGTCACGCTTACATCTGCCTGCCAGGCACCATCTGAAGGGTTAACATCCGCATTAAATCTAACT